GAGTTCAGGGCCTTCATGAGGTCTTTGGTGACGCCGCCCCAAGCCTCCTTGTAGTAGTCCCATAGACCACCCGACAGAGCCCCCGTGAAATCTCTGGCCACTCTTTCAACAATTCTTTCTGTGTCCATAGAGACTCCTGCGTTCATATCCTGCTACTACGCAATGACTTCAACATTCTGGTCGGATACCTTGTGCATCTTCAGACTATTGAAGACCCTTGCGATAGCCCTCGGAACGTTCCGACCATAGGGCTCGGCACCCGTAGCGTCATCTCCGCCATCCGGTCCAAACCCGATTCTGAACTCAACCCGGTTCTTGCCGAAAATGAGAGAAGCATACGGGAAATCAGCCGCCGTCTTGCTCCGGGCGGTAAGGCGGGCTCTCCGGCTGGACTTCTTCTCTTTGTCCTTCAGGAAATCGGGCTTCGGCTCGTTCTCTTTGCCGTCCCCATCCTTGTCTTTGTTCTTCCACTGCTTCTTGAAGGCTTCGGGGACTTCCTTCTTGGCCACGAGTTTCTCTGCCGCCACAATATCCTTGGCCGCCAAAACCAACTCTTTCGCAATTTTCTCTGATGCAATCATATCGCCCACCCTATTTGCCACCTGTAGCAGCTTTGTTGCCATTTCCGAGTCAAACCTCTTCATCAACATAGCACAAAGCATCGTGGTCGCATACTCGCTCCCACCCAGCTTACGCTTTACCAAAGATGCCAGTTGCCGAATCACACCGGGCCTCGGAATCTACGCCTCCACAACCTTCGCGAGGGCATCCACTAGGTCTTCGACCTTCATGTTCGGACGAATCATGCCGACGCCGAAAGTCTTCAGCGGCTTGCGCTTCTTCGGGCCGAGCTTGGTCATCTGCTGACGCAGTCCGCGCACTTTCTGTGTGAACGCCTCGTCAACGGTATCTTCACCTTCGCCCTCTTCGGCAGCGATTTCACGGGCAAGGGCCAAGAGGCCCCTCGCGACACGGACTCTTTTCTGCATATCCATGAGTACTCTCCTCCAGTTTGTGAAAGGTTAAACGGACTCAGAAACGCTTACGCCTTGCCCTGGGTCTCCTCGGACATACGGTTCGGCACGTCGTTATTGTTCATGATAACGCCAGCATTGGCTCTCAGGGTAGACCCAGCATTCGCCGTCCTCTGGGCTCCGGTCTCACGACCCTTTGCGATGACACGAGTCTTCGCATCGCCAGTCTGGACACTCATCCCGTCCTCAGACTGGGCAGTCTCTCGCTCCGTCTGATTCCTGTCTGTCGGGTTTGCAATATACGTTGACATTGAATCCTCCATCTGTCCGTTTGCATGACAGTGTTCCAACTATGGAAGGAATATCAAAGAATTATTACGAGAAACAAAAAGCCGCAGGGCATTATGCCCTGCGGCTTCTACGTCTGTCTTGAACGGCTACTTGACCGTCCACATCTATGGCGGCGGGTGCAGGAATCGAACCTACTTCGTGCCCCGCCCTCCGAAGAGAGTTGGGGTGCCTATCCAATCGGCCATCCCGCCATCTGATACGATGTCCAAAAATAAAGGACAACCACTCCTGGTCATCGGCTTGTCTTGGTAGCGGGGACAAGATTTGAACTTGCGATCTCCAGGTTATGAGCCTAGCGAGCTACCGGACTGCTCCACCCCGCAATTAAAAAACTGATCTACTATACACCTGAGCCCGGAAAGACCAAACACTTTTTTCAACTTTCTTCATCCTTCGATTCCACGAGCCTCCAGGTAGATGTCGATGTCATTGACGGTCTTCAATCCGTCGGCATCTGAATCCTGTATCTTGATACCAAACTCCTCTTCGAGGTCAATGACAATCTCAATACACTGTAGGGAATCAACACCAAGCTCCATCACCGTTTTGCCGTCATCCCTCTCGTGTAGGTTCACTTCAAGGATATGACCGACGATTTCACGGATTTTTTCCTTGACCGCTTTCATACGACCTCCGTCTTCGGATGAAGACACGAGAGACTCATGTCCCACTATGCCAGTAAACCCGGATGGGCCTGCGAATAAAAAATCTCCAGTTCCTGAAAATCATTCAGGATATCATCGACTCTCATTTTTCAGACTCTTAGCCAGCCTTTCGGCTGTTTCCAGTTGGTACCACTTGGCGGTGGTCTGAAATCACCAACTTGGACGTGCGGGGAATCGAACCCCGGTCCCATACGAGCTTATCACGAACCTCTACATGTTTGTCCGGGTACTTCTTCCCAATGTCGCCATCAGGATTAGGCCCCCGGCAGGCCGCAGTAGACTCTTCTTCCAGAGAGCACCGTAGTAAACGGGCGTCGCACACTCTCATTGGATGCCATTTCCCGGACACCCACCGGGGTTCTGCTGTCATATCGTCGCTACATCCCTCTCCTCAGCAAGCCGAGAGCGCAACGCTGGTTGCCGTTAGGCAGCCATGGCCACGGGGGCCACGGCACCAGAGAATTGAAGAACGTTTCCGTTTACTTCGTTTTGGAAGAGTTTTAAGGAAGCCACTCTTACCATGCTTCCACATGCAGTTCGCAACTTGCATTCGTAGGTCGAAACCAAGTCACGCCCAATTATCAAAGAGCGAATCCCGGTAAAGGCCCTATCTATGGTCCGATATTGCTCAAGCCCACCTCGGACTACGGAGCCGGGATTTCAAAAACTGAAGATGATAACGAGCTTTCGAGCCGTCGGCCTTGTACGCCCCGCAATCCTGTCAGAACTAGGGCTATTGGCCAAGTTTACCCGTCCCCGTGCCGTGACAGGTTTACCTTCTCACGGGAACCGACTGGCTGCCGACCTCGCAAGTTTTTTCCCACTCGGATTGACAGCCTTGTCATCATCATCTCCACAAAGTCAATATGGTAAGACACTCCTCCGAGGGAGTCAATCCCGCAGGGTCTTTTTACAGCTTGCGTTTGTGTGCCTGCCTTTTGGGCCTGCCGGACAGTTTTTCATTCGCCATCCGCCACCTCGCTGACTCATTCCGGTGCTTGGTGGGTACGCTTTGCGAACCATAAAATCAAAAACGAGAGGGCCGCGCTTCGTTCTGCCATCACGGGTTCTTGCACAAGTGCCCGCTTCCTCGATGTGCATCTAAGGCGTTATGGACTGCACGTCCGCTTCTCCCTCAAAAATAGGGGCAGGCTTGTTCGCCACAGGGCCAGAGCGGGCTGTTTGCTTCCCGCAGTTCTTCCGACACCCATATTTCATCTCGAAGAAGGCTTCTACGAGTTTCGCCGGAACGCTGCCCGACATGTGCCGAATCTGTCACTGTACCTGCCATGAGGCTCACGGTCGGAACGAATCCACTACGAACTCCGGTTTACGCATCCCGGACACATGCCCTGTTTTGCCTCCGCTGTTACGAGGAGTGGGGTGTGGTTCCATAGGGCGACGTTTCACACAGAGGTTTAACTCTGGTTTTCCCGCCGACTCCACCACCCGGCTTTTGATAAGGTGCCGGGAACCAGCCAAGCGGAGACTGAGTTAGCCACCCGCCTGACGAAAAGAGCGCCCCCTTCAGTCAGGGGAGTCAGCACTGATGCCACACTGTTTTTATCTTGGCCACTGGACTCTGTTTCCAACATCGGGGGCGAAAATGTGCCGGGGCGAGGGCTACCTCGCTTTTACAGTCTATCGCTTCCCCTGCCTCTCCTCCCGCTAAAGGGCGACTCGGATTGCTTTTACGACCGTCCGACGAAATGGAACGAGTGGCCCGGCCTGTGTTTCCGGGCGGCTATGGGTTTACCAGCGCACTCCGAAGAGATGTTGGTTTCCAAGTCTGCCAGCGCACGTCACCATTCAATATCACTACTGAATTCACTCGCATTTTCTTACGAAAGTCCTTCGACAAGTGAGGCGCAAGTTTCAGCCACCCGGCTCACACAAGTGTGTCCGGCGCGATACGCTATCTCAGGCCCGCTCCGTAGACTGAGGTCTGGCTTCCAGTGGTTGCCCACCATGCCCCAGAGGGCTGTCTACTGTCACACAGTGCCCAATCCCGACTCTCTTTCCCTACACGTTGCTTAAAAGCCCGTGGCCAAAATATCCGAAGACTATGGCCAACTCGGTACTCTGAAAGTCCGCTGGGTTGCGCGTCCTGTTTCCCTCGCACCCGCTTCCGTGTCTTGCTCCCCACTTGTCGGAGGACTTTCGTCATATTCAATTGTCAATGAACACATCACTATACTGTCAGACTATGTCCGCAGTACGGAAATCATTTCAAGTTTTCAAAAACAACCAGCAGGCCGGATTCTCACCGACACACTTGCCTACCCGATTCCTCCACGTAGGACCATGGCTTCGATGTCCTCGGGTCAATGACTACAGTCCAATGCTTATTAGTTGCTCCACCCCAACCGGGGGCTACGGGATCTCTATCACTCACCACGACGTAGGGGCTCGCATCCCTCGTCCGCCGGTAAATCACCGGGAGTGGCTTGCTTCACCTTGCGGCGACCCGTTCAGTTACTATCCTACTAGGGAATTTGTCGCGTGTGGAGACTTGGACACGCAGGTACGTTACGTCATTGGGTACGTGATGATTCGTTCCGGCTTCAGACAGTATCGAAATGCTACTACGAGATTCACACTCCGACTTACCCGAAAGACACGGCTCACCACAATCCTCTGGCAGTGCCGTACCGCTGCTGGTCGAAAACTTGTTTTCAAAGAACAAGACGACGATAAGACCACGCCTGCCATATCACTGAGCACTATAGGCTATCCATCTATCGTGACAACCGCCCACAAGCCTTATGCTTACCGTCATCCCAAAATCAAAGAACAAATGCGGGAGGAAGTCAACGCGGCTACTCAGGCTGGCATCCCACCTAATGACTCTCGCCTTGAGTGAGCTTGTACTTCGCTCACCTGCCTGAGCATCCTGTCCCGATGACAGTGGCTTTCAGTCACCGTCTCCGGTCTTCCACGTGGGAGCTTCCACCTTTTGAGTGGGCCTCTCCCGCAAAATTGTAAAAGAACCTGAGTGATACCGGCCTGACGGCTTTTCGCACGCACAGTTTGGCACGGCATCGCTCCTTGAAGAAGTCGGATGACTTGGCCCCTGAGTCCAGGTGTTACGGTTACGGCGCATGTACCACCTTCCATCCAGCTCCTTCAAGGAGTGGCGACGATATGCAATAGCTCAATCTTACTATCAGACGCGCAGTGGGTTGGACTAATCATCTGACACATTCGGTGATCCGTTCGCCCGAGTCGCCACTCACTTGTTTTCAATGAACACATCACTATACTGGAAGGACTGCTCGGGAATACGGATTTATTTCAATCCCATCCTTTCAAGGATACCCTTCTTCCCTCCAGCCTTCGCCGCATCCGGCCCGGCCATCTTATCGCCAAGCGCTTTCGGGTCTGCTTCTTTCGCGGAAGGCTTAATCTCAAGGACGACCTTCCCAGTCATCAGGCTTACGACCCTTCCAGGAATAACCTCAGCACCCTTCTTACGAAGGGCTTCTGTTTCATCCCGGAACTTCTCAACGTGAGTCCATTTGCTGAACTCCTTAAATCCGATGTTCCAGCAGCCCTTGTAAAAGACATCCAGTCGCCATTTCTTCGGAGCGGCGTTGTGTTGGGCGTTCCTATGCTTTCGCCAGTTCTTGTTTCGGACCGTCTTCTTCTGCTGCTTTCGCTTCTGGGGCTTCGTCTGGCTCATCTGTCTCCTCACATCTGAACCCATTATACTCTACAGCCTCAGAAAACAAGCAAGAAATTACGAGTTTTCTTCGATGACACCATGAAGGACACTTTCAGCAATCCGCCCCTCTCGCCCTTCAGAGACGATACGCTTCGTCACCCTGTCCGCAATAGCCGCCTCTTTGTCGAATTGCTTCTTGTCCAACGTCTTTCCGTTGACCTTGATGTCCTTGACATGGTCAGAACCGTCACCGTCCCAGCCAACGCTCATTCGATAGTCGCTATCGTCCGGGTCAAGCTCGATGGAATAAGAGTGCCCCATGCCGCCGATGCTCTGCATGTGCCTGAGAATCTTCAGGAGACTCGTCAAGCCGTCCCCGCGCACTCGACAAGACACCTCTGCATATCCATCATCATCCCGGTCGAAGGTCATTCGAGCGGCCTTCAGGAGGGTCTGAGAGCCAATCCTCTTGACTACCTCACCGGTCTTCCTGTCCATAATCTCAATTTTACCAGTATGAGGGCACAGAATGACGACATGCTTGCCGCTCAGGGCCTTACGAAGCATGACCCTCTTGTTCTTCGTGTGAAAGAACCTCTCAAGGACCTCCTCATACTTCAGAGGAAGCTCACCGGTGCCGTACTTCTCGATATACATATCCACGTACAGATTTTTTCCATCTTCGTCGTGATGCCGCATATGTGGGATAGCGATTCTCATCATGATCTCCTACACTTGAAGGTAATATCAAAGAATCCGCACAACAAAAAGGCCCCTCCAGTTTCCCGGAAGGGCCTCGGTCAATCCTCCTGTTGTCATGCCGCGTTGCCGTGTAGTGTCGTCGTGTAATCCTTGCTCAGCCAAGCCTTACACCCAGCCGCCATACCCCACTGGTACCCGTAACTCGACTTCTTGGCCTGCTTCTGAAGCTCCTCATCCGTCAAGGGCTCCCTGGCAAGTGCAACCTTCTCAGCCGGGACATTGACAACCATACCATCATCCAACTTGACCTTGAGGGTCGTATTGTGGCGACCGGGCTTGTTGTATCCGTTCCGGTAGAAGGTACCGTAGGTCGCCGTGCCCGCGATGTCGCCCTCGGTCCCTTCAGCGAAGACCACGTAGACCTGCTTGCCGTTCTCATCCTTCTTTCGCGTCCGGGTCTTGCGCTCGCCGGTACCATTGCAGTTGAAGCACTCACGCTTGTCAGTAGAGTTCCGGGGATTGACCCAATATCCGGTACCGCCACACTTCCGGCAAGGCTCGGTCTCTTTGACCACATTCCGGTGGGACTTCGTCAGCTTCACCCGGACACCCTTGTTCAGGATGGACAGAGAGGGCTCAGAAACGTCCCGATGTTCCGCCGCATGAATGACACCATAGATGTGCCCCTGAAGCCACTGACGGGCCTGCTCCACGACCCCAATAGTCGGAAGGAGCATCCCTCTCCATTCCTCGGGAACTGACATGGCCCCGCGAGTCGTACCAATGAGCATGGTTTTGACCGTGCCAGTATCGGAATCGAAGTAGGCCCCGTAGAAATCACTGTCGTCGTACCCGTTGTCTTCCCACTCACAAATCCGGTGTTTCATCGTCGTCTCCTTGGCTGTGCCGTTGTCGCTCACATTTCTATACTGACGGAGAAGGTCAAAAATACGAATTTGTCCTCAATGATACCCAAACTGCTCCACGCACTCTTCTACCGTCACTGTGACCGCATTGGAGTCACCTACGTCCACCGGGAACCACCGGATGTCTCCGCCGGGCAGCTTCTTGGCCATGCCTTTCCGTCCCCCGCTTATCCAGTAGAATATCTTGGAGTCGTCTTCAGGAATCTTTTTGAGGCTCTTCAGAAAATACTTGTCCCAATCATTCATTATTCATTCCTGTCAATTTGTATTTGTATGTCATTCCCCATTCTCGTTGTGGTGAAATACCAACCATCCTGATTTTCAAGATACGCCTTTTCGATAGATATCCTTATCTCGTCATAATCAGACATACGGCCCAAGCGATGAAGAATGTCACGCAGACACACATAACCCAAACCAGTAGCCAATTCCCGACACGCAAGGCACAACTCTTGAATCACGGCTGGTAGATTCTGGCTTTCTTTTACTCTCACGTTCAGTCCTGTTTCATCACAACCACGTACCGGCTCCCGAGAGCCTTCGTCCAGACCGGACGACCCATGGTGTCGGGCTGAGTCCGCTTCTCCCGGCAATTACCTTTACGGTTCAATGCCTTGGCCCTATCCCCGGCTCGCCACCCTTCCCGGCTACGAGTAACTATCTTGCCCGTCTGTTCGTCCCGGACACCGTAGCAAAACTCATCAGTCAATTTCAGTTCGTGTACGCGCTCATGCGCTCACAATAGGCGTCCTCATCGGTCGTGTTGCCGTCATGGACATGGACTGTCATCGTCGTTCCATTTGCCGTGGGGATTGTAATGGTCTTGCCTTCGGTCATCGTTACCGCCTCGCTCCCAGGCTTGTCGCCAGACCCGTCGCCCGCTCAAAGCTGTCCTGCAAGCTGTCGAAGTAGAGGTCGTTGACCTCTTCCACAGTCGTAAGCTTGCTACCCCGGATACGCATATAGACCACGTCGTACAGGTCGGAACCGTTCAGGGTGATGCGCACAGCGTTGATGTTGTGCTCGCAGAAGCCGCCACCACCAGGAAGACGAAAGCTCAGACTGTTGTCGGTACCCACAAGGCCCTTCGCGCCGGTCATCGCACGGAACCGGTTTCCGCCCAACTGTGCCAGAATCGTCTTCCCACTGATGTCGCTCATCGTGTTCTCCATTCTGTTGTTGTCTCTCACATCACTATACTGACAGAGCAACTCAGGAATACGGAAAAAGAGAAAAGCCCGACTCAGAAAGCCGGGCTATACAATGCCTTTCTTCAAATTCTTTACACAGATAGTATGAATGTGCCCACCTGATTTTTCAGCCCGACGTAAAGCATCTTCAGAACGGTATGTCTTCGGCAGTCCGCAATACGAGCAAACCCGAGTAAGCCTCATTGTTTTGGCTTTCATTTGAATTCCCCGTTCCGTTAAGCCACCAGACCGTAGTCATTGGCACTGAGCAGTGCGCTCATGTAGCCCGGCGTGCCGAACTTGGCGTCACGAAGCTCTTCAGCCGCCTGACGGGTCTCCTTTCGCTGAGCCGAGATAGGCTCCATCAGCTTCAAGAAGTACTTCTTGGCAGCCGAATACGTCTTGAAGAAGCGCACCTTGTAACGCTTCATCTCTTTGGTACGCTTGCCGCGCATGACAGACAGAATGCAGTCGGTCTGACTGAACTTGACCGCGAAAGAACCGCCCACCATGAAAGGCTTGCCCAGATAGGTCGCCGCGCTTTTGCTCTTCAGAAGAGCCGGAGCGAAACCACTATTGATACAACCGGGGAAGTCCGGGCCGGAAAAGCCCTTGTTCATTGGGAGACGTGTCGGGAAAGTGAATGTCGCTGAACTCATCGTGTTCTCCGTTTGGTTGTTGTCGCTCACATCGCTATACTGATGAGGCACCAACCAAATACGGAAAACTTACAACACCGCCTTAGCCAGTTCGGCGATTTTCTTCTCGTGGTAAGCCTGCTGTTCCCGAATTTGTCTCGCCCGCTTCTCGCGCTCTTCGGCATGCTCAGTCTCTATCGAAAAATGAAGTGGAGAACGTCCCTCATCAGTCAGCTTCTTGATTTTCGCCCGAGACTGACGCGCCTGTTCTTCGGCCCCTTCCGCGAACTCGATATTGAGCTTCAAATTATACTGGAGATTATGAACCTGATGCGCCGCGACCTGCGCATTCGCCCACCGGTAGATTTCGTCCACCATGGCCGGAGGAGGCTGGATGATTCCAGCCGTGATGTTCCCGGCAACGCGAGCCACCCTCTCCTCGGACTCAAAAGCGGTCTTCAAACTTGGCAAGATTTGCTTCAGCCATGACACCACTTCGGAAGGAACTGTCCGAGGGCCATACGCCACAAGCTGACCAACCGCTTCGCAAAATGCTTCATTTGTGTTCTTATTCGCGTACCCGGAAACAGGTTTTGCGTTTACTGTGATGACGGGGGCTCCACCCTCATCAAGGTATTCCTGTAGTTCTTCAATCGTGGTGACCTTCGACAGTTTTCCGAAGTGCCCGTATTCCAAGCCCATCAACTGGTTGTAGACGACCGGCTCTTTCCTCTTAATCTCCTTGTTGTCGAAAATCCAGCCAGTCTTGTACTTCTTAACCACTTCCCGTAAGTCCAGCTTTCCGAGGTCGCCGGAAACCATTTTCGACCAGAAAGACTGTGCTGCCGTTCCGATTATATTCCACAGGTGGTGGGCCATCTCGTGAGCGAGAATATGGGTAAGCCTTGTAGGGTTCTCAAACGCCCACATGGAAATCGCAATGTTCCGATACTGGTATTCCCCTGCATTCGTGTGTTCCTTGAAGTTCACAACAAGGGGTAGCTGGTGCCTCAGAAGCATCGGAAGCACCCTCTTCGCACGGATCTTGTACGTGCGAAGGGCAGTCTTCAATATGCCGAAGCTCTTTTCGAATTTGTACGCTGAATCATGCCCTCGGAAAGTGACAGCAAGCCTTCCACTGATATCTTTTCGTCCTGAGGGACATCCACGACAGGAGCACTTCCCTCATTCTGTCTGACGTACCAGTCCACGAAGTCCCGAAGCACCCTCCAAGCCTTCCGCGACTGTGCCCGGACTTTCCGCTCCCACGTCTTCACTTCCCGCTCGTACTGATTGAAACGCGCTTCCTTGGTCCAGTAATCATCGGCTCGGCTAATGGGAACCCGCATGTCGATGACGAAGCCCCATGTCTCCTCTCGGATACGCTTGTCCCAATACTTCCAATCGCTTTCCGATATCTCCTTCCTGAACCGCATGTTCTTGAGGTCTTCTATCAGGTAACGGTAGAGGTAGGCATCCAAGTCCCGGCTCCATTTCGAGACATAGGAGGCCCAAATCTGGACTTCGTCATAATCATGCACCCTGCCGATGTTCTTCATCAGCATGAGGAAGTCCTTCCGGTACTTCGCAATTTTTGCCATGTCAAAGGGCTGCTTATACGCCATGACTATCCGGTTGGCGATTCTGGCTTCCCTTGATGCCACCCGCTCCAATTCATCGGCCCCGCCTTGCGCCCATTCGGGCCACATCTTGAAGAGCCGTCCTACGTCTATCACAGGGATTGTCTCTCGGCCTGCTTCCACGTAGGCAGCGAACCGATGACCACCGTCAATGAACTTGTTCCCGGAGACGAGGATTGGAGGGGCTTCGCTGTGTTTCAGCATCCGAACGAACTTCTTCACCGCAGCCATGGAAGGGGTTCGGCGGTATCCGGTAATCTTGCGTATCGGCATGTCATGCACATAGAACATCGGAGGCTTGACAAGTCCGCCCAATTCATCTACAGCATGCTCAACATCAAAGCGTTCCTCAATCTCGCCGATGATATCATCCTGCGTCTCATCCGGGAGGTCGTCAAACTGTACCCACTTGCCCATCATAACACCGCCTTTGCCCAATCCTCATTCATCTGCTTCTCAGGAACCATGGCGCTCCGCTTGCCGTCCGGCCAGACAACCCGATGGAAGGTCGTCGGAAACTGAACAAAATCCGTCCCGCGCATGCTCATCTTGTAGACCACCTTGTTCCTCACAGTAAACTGAGTGCCATCACCAAACACGCAAACCAGCTCTCCCTCAAATCCCCAACCCGCCAAGCTGCCATAGGCAACCTTGATTTTCTCTAGTCCACCCTTACGCTCGACGATAGACCCTATCTTGTTCTGATTCTTGTAAAGGTAGCGCTCGACGATGTCCTTCACGGCCCCCTTGGCTGCCCGCATGGCGACACCCTCGGCATCCCCGGAAAGCTCGAAGGTTTTGGGGTCGGACCGACGATAGCTCTTCTCGCCTGTCTCAACGACCATCCGGTCAACGACAGGACGGATTTCGGGGTCACGCTTGTAGAAGTCATAGACGATTTGACTAGACTCGCGCCCGTCCAGAAAGCGCCGTGCGGCCTTCATGTACCGTCCGGCGACTTGGTCTTCCAGCTTGCCCCTCTCATGGACAACGACCTTCTCCAGTGCATCCCGAATCATTTTCAGACCAGCCGTCGATGTTCTCGGGGCCACATACACATCCTTGGGCTTGGCGTCCGGGTTCAGCTTACGACCCTTCTCGATGAAAGGCTTGAGTTCCTTTATCGCCTTCGCAACAGGGAGCCACTGCTCGATGAACTCGTCCATCTCGGAAAGAAGATACCCGTCATATTTCCTCAGCTTCTTGACGAATGAACCCAACTGATAGAGCCCGCTCGGAAAACCGTAATACACATCGGAGACGGACTCAGTCCATGTCTCTTCGCCATGAAGCCTTCTCTGCTCTTTCCAGTAGCTCAGAAAGTCGGACTGCAAGACATCTCCGGCCCCTTCCACGGCACGGATCAGGGCCTCCTTGGCTTCCTTGTAGTCAACATTCCAGATTTGCTTGTTCTGATATCCTGCCTCAAGGACTGCCAGTGCAGCCTTCACCCGACTAAGCCGACCACCAGAAAGATGGTCTGGGACACGAAAACGCCCTACCACTGAAGCGGCCACGCGATTGGCAATTCCTTCAAAGTCCATAGTCCCCTCCGTTGTCCTCATGTCACTATACTGACAGAGACCATGAGAAATACGGAAAATCAGGCGCGACCATTCATGGCTTTCTGAATGTCAGCCCGAATCTTGGCACTGTCAGCGGAAACTTTAACCATCCGCTTGAGGTGAGTCAAGCTCTCTATCCTTGCCACTGGTGTACTCCTGAGCACTCTTCATGTGCTCTGTGGCCTGAAACATGGGCCTGACGATAGCCTCCATAGCTTCAGGTGCCCATCCCATGTAGACGCCGGGAGTCAGTACCCTCGCAGCCTCAGGCTCTCTCGCGGCTGCCACCAATTCTCTCGCTGCCCGTGTATCATTCATTGGGGTCTCCTTCTACATAGGCTCGCAATATCAAATAATTCGTAAAGAAAAAGCCCCCTCCGGTCTCCCGGAAGGGGCTTCCGGCCTGTACTTCGCTTACGTACAGTTGTCACAATTCCCACAGCTACCCGGAAAGGACATATCCCCGAAATAGTCACAGACGAACTTGAAGCGGCACCCGGACATCCGATAGAAGTCACAGACCTGATTGAGCTTCGCAACCTTATCGTTTCTCGCAGCCGTGAGCACATCAGTTTCGATGACCACGTCCTTCAGATTGACCTTGTACCGGCCCCTGCCGAGCGTCTCAACGAGTCCGCTCTTCTTTAGAACTGAGATACACGCGCCGACGTTGAGACACCCGGACTCCTCTTTCATGACTTTCTGAGTCATCTTAACTTCGGTCGTCTTCTCTCCGGGAGCCATCTGTTTCGACGCTACAAGTTGGAGCCATGCCCAGAACCTTTTCACATCGGCCCCGGTCGGGTTCGTCATGTCAATCAGGAACATCTGAGTCCGATAATCGTCTTTGAAGTCGCAGACGGTCAGACAAAGAGATTCCTTGCCGTCACGCCCGGCCCGTCCACAATTATGAGTTAAAACGCCATCCACAAAATAATTATTGTCGGACTCTACTGCAAAATTGACCGTAGGAGAACTCATGCTGACAGATTCAATCTCTATTATGGCATCTTCTTCGCACGGTTTCCTTTTCCTTCGACATCGAATGCTCTCAATATCACAGGATTGTTCCTTTACGCTATAATCAGAAGTAAGAGCCAAGAACTCTGAAATGCTCCCGGCACCAGATATCGCCCCACAGTAGCCGAATGGGGACTTCGCACCAAACTTATCGGGTCCACGATATGTCTCGGTGTGAATTTTCATTCTTATTCCGTGCATGCGAAGAATACCAACCATCGAGGATACCATCGCCCAAGATGCCGAATGTATTCTGAAAGAATTATTTTGCTTTGAGTAATTGCCGTCTCCGTCAAAACAACCCGCGAGGAATCCCCCGATAAAACCAAGGGGTGCAGATTTAATCTTGTCATCACATAAAACATTGTACGACTTTGCACCCACCTTCATTCCGAATGCGACGAGAACATCAACCAATGGTTGAGAGGACACGGAAAGCTCCCAAAACTCTTTTTCTCCTTGTCTCTCTTTTCTTTTGTATTTGCTGCAATTAAGTCCGTATGAGCCAACAATTCTCTCAAATTTTAACAAGATTTTAGAATCAGTATTACCAAACGTAATTCTTCTGGTGTCTCCCATTCTCTTGGACTTGACTTGTTTTATGTGCCCATCTGTCACAAGTATCCCCAATAGCCATCCAAAATCTCCATCCATAGAACAAGGCCGAGCAAGAGAGGTGCCGCTCCTCGTGCCTATTTTTGAGACATTCTTATATAGCTCTTCTGTCTCTACCCCTGCTTTTCTACACGCATCAGCCCAGCATGATAGCCGAGCCCTCTTCCCTTTCCCGTATGCAGAATAATCATGCGGACGATTTAGTTGGAATATTCTCTGCATTTCAACAGGAGAAAGAGCACTCCGCACCTTGTCTAAAACAGATGGTGACACCATAACATAGGTCAAGTCGGTATTCACGAAATCGAGAAAATTGTAATCCTTTGGAGAATATTCCCTTGAGTGTTCGGCATTGAGTATTCCATCTCCAGTTTTGCACTTATCCGCTCTTTCGTACCGCTTGTCCATTCGCAAATACACAGGATGATTCGGAGTCACCAGTATTTCAGAACCGTATTTTGTCCTGATTCTGACCCACTCGCTAGAATGTCCTAGAATTTTCTTAACGACCCTGTTTGAAGATATATCACCATCTTCCCCAATGGTTGCTACAATATCCCCCTCGGAGATATCAGATGCCTCCATCTCCCCTTCTGGCGTTAATATCATCGAATCTGGATAGACACACGCCTGATACCAGTCCTCAATGCTCGGGGAAAGCCCCGAGTGGATGACGAACCGGACATCGGGCTTGTCAATACCCATGCCGAAAGCACAGGTCGCCACGATGACACCACCATTCTGAGACCACTCGTTCTGAACTTTCTCACGGATAGCGGGCTTCAGTCCGGCATGATAGAACATGGCCGGGACATTCCTTTCCCGTAGATATGCGCAGATTTCCTCTGCTTCTTTCCGTGTCGTGGAATAGATAATTCCGGTATTGTTCCCCTCGCCTATGAAGTCCTTCGCCACTTCGGTGATGCACTGCATCCGGCCATACCCGGACTGATGCACCACGGCGAGTTGAAGATTGCTCCGGTAGACGCTTCTCACGAACCTCTTGGCATTGGGCATTCCCAGCACATGACAGATATCGTCTTGCACCTTCGTTGTAGCCGTAGCCGTCAAGGCGACAACCATCCTCGGGTTGAGCATTTCGGCAGCCCCACCAAGGTCGGAATAAGCTGGACGGAAGTCATGTCCCCATCGGCTGATACAGTTGTGAGCTAAGGAGCCATTTGCAAAGAAGTTATGACTTCCTTCAACTTCGATGTCGTAAAGCCGCACCCCAACCGGATTCTTCCCAAGGCATTCCCCGGTTGTAAGAGTGCTTCCTCGTTCGACACGCGAAACACCTTCCACCCGAGCGACCTTAAAAACAACTCCTTCCGCTGGTCTGCGTCTTGTATCTTCAACGCCTTGTGCGACGGGCCGTCCACTTCCACTGCCACCTTCAGAGATGGCCACGACAAGTCCAGTTTGTAATGTGTTGGATAACCACTCCCATCCCGGCAATGTCCTGTCCTTACAATGTGGTTCAGCGAGAATCTCCCCGCAACCGCCAGTGACTTCTCCGGCCTCGTTGAGCCTCGACCGTTTCCGCCCCGGTTCGTCTTGAACTTGTCCTTCCCAGCCAAAATATCCCCAACGGCCTTTCTGACTTCTTCCCTCTTCATTGGGTTGTCCCGAGTCATCCTCTCCGATGCCTCCAGCTTCTTCGCTTCCGAACGCTGGCCACACAGAGTCGAACAGTGCCGAGTCCTGTATCCCGGCTTGGTCTGAAATGTCTCCCCGCACGACGGACATGTCTTCCCCACCGTCGGAACACTTCTGGTCTTCCCCGACCCCTTCCTCTGGCATCCCCGAGAACAATACTTGCTCGGCGGACGACCTTTCCTGAGTCGCATCTCCCGGACAGTCCCGCAAACTTCGCACACCACCGTCTGACTCTTCGATAATGATTTCATGCCCACATCGTATATTGTCCACACGAACGAAGCCAATGCTTTTTACGAAAAACTGCTGACCACCATCGCAATAAATGTCTCGCCCGTTGATACTAATCTTCCACACGTCCAGACCACGATGAAGGAACAGTCGCGACACCTTGCGGACAACAGGCTCTACATCTTGACCTGAAATGACTTCGTCCCCCACCCGGAGAGAGTCAATTCGTCGCTCACCGTAAGGCGTCAAAACCATCGTATCCCCAATGAAACAATGGGCCTCGTCAATGGCAAGAATGTCGATGTCCATATTACTGATGGCCCCGATGAACTGCTTGTTACGAAACCTCTCGGGAGCCACGTACAGAGCCGTGATGCCGCCACTCGACACTTCCGCGAGCGCAATTCTGGTCTCCATTTCGGAAAGAGTCGAGTTGATAAGAATGGCGTTGACCCCAAGACTCTGGAGTTTGTCCACTTGGTCTTTCATTAGGGCGATGAGTGGGGATACGACCACGGTCAGATTGTTCGACATGAGCGAGGGAAGCTGGTAAACTAAGGAGTTATGGGTTACGGTAAAATCATCCAGAAGAAACAGATGGTCGCCGTCAAGCATGAAGCCGTAGTAATTGCCCTTTCCATACGGCTTAACGGTTATCCCCACATTCATATGGTTTTTAATTGCGATTCTCTTTTTCGCTCTTTTTCTTTTCAGCAAGACGGGGATTTCTTCAACATCCCCGCTTATACCAATTCGGAAATATGTGCCAGTCTTGCCATTGTTGAAGCACTTCTTCCTGCACTTGGTACAATATGCCGCCAGACCCAAAGACCGTGCCAAAAACACGGCATCTTTAGCCAATCGCTCTATCTTAAATGTCAATTCATAACAACATTCTCCATTCAGACATCCGTCGCTGTCGATAAGTCCAGCCAGTAACTCCAACCTGTTTTCCCGACTATTGACCAGATATTCATAGGGAATATGTTTGTCATTTATGACGCCCATTTCTCGCATCGCGTGTAGGAGTTGATTTGGATGGTGACCCGCTCCCCCTCCGCTCCTCCCGCTCGTTATGCAGTATGTGTTTGCGAGACTCCCCTTTTTCCAGTTTGTTCTCACTTTTAAGCACAACTTCGCAGCATGGCTCCTGACGAAATCCTTGATTTCCCCATCTGCGGTCGTAATGTGAGGGAAGTCCGACGACCCGTCCCCTAGCCACAATCCCAAGAAATAGGGTGTAACAATTTCACTGACATAGCATTCTGGAAAATCAACCCCCGTTCTCCAGCCCTTATGCACATGTTTGAAATTATTGGTCTTTGATTCCCAGTCCTTCGCAGCCACGGTAGACAGCTTCCCGGCCAATTCTTTCTCAGTTCGCCTTAATGAAATAAGATGCTCCCCATTCGTCACATACGGGTCACCTTTTCTCGGGACAACCTCATACAGGTCTCCATGCCCGCTTGTAATACTGACGACCCGCCTTGGACTACTGTCTGGCCCCATCAACTCATCGCCGGACCGCACGTCCTTCACGTTCTTTGTTCTTCCGCTATACATCAAAACGCCCACATCGCCTCCCAAGCATTTCCCGTAACCTGTTGGGAAGATAGCCAGAACGCCGCCTGTGCCACTCACAACCTCGTTGACGACCTCCTCCTGTCCTTCCCTGAAGGCTTCATGTCCGAAGACTTTGAGAGCCTCCCTAGCGCTCATTCTGAGGCTTTTGGCTGGCTTGCCGGGAGAGGTTGTCACCATGGGAGCCGGAGCCTGCCCAGCAAGGTTTTTCGCTCGTATCTTGTCCAGTAATGTTGTCATGTTCCATTATACACCTGAAACGAGATTTTCAGGCACAAAAAGAGGCACCCCACACGGGGTGCCTCTCTGGTCTTTCAAGAACTTTCGCCAAGCATTTCAAGAATCTTGTCCAGCTTGTCATTCATCACGTCTGGAGAGACAGTCTTTGTGGGCCGTCCGTAATCGGAATCTTTGTCGTATTTCAGGTCAATCCTGAAGAATTCAGAAGTATCCCCTTCCATAGCACAAAACACGACCGAACCCTTGGGAATATCCTTCGTCACAACGAGGAATGCACCCCACATAACCGCCATGACTCCAGCCCGGAGCTTCCACGCCTCGGTCATAGCCTCCATACAATCACGGTCGAACAAGCGGACACTGGCATACTCCTGTGCATTCATAATGACGTGAGTCACGCGCACATCACGCCCTTCCAGGGCTTTGAAGCCGTTCATGATGATGGGGACCGAAAACCCCCCAACTGTCCATTCATCATCACGAGGGACAACAATGGCAGACTTCACAACCGCCCCTATGTCCGTCTTGAACCGGACAATGAAGTCGATGTTGGATTCGCCAGCGTCACGCATCTCCTTGATGAGCTTGGACGCCATACGGGCTTCGGCGGGGGAGCAATCAAAGAAAGCGTTGCCGTCTTTGACGTTGAGGAACACTACACGGGAGGGGACTTCTACTGTTGTCATTACGAGTTACTCCTTGCTCGTGTTTAGAGTACGCTCCGTTCAGGAGGTGAGATTCAGAGTATCTCGGAGTTTCAACTCATCCGGTAAGAGCAACAATACGATACGAAATTTCAGGAAGAAGTGTCAACACAAAAAGAGGCACCCCGTAGGGGGCCTCTGGTCTTCTAACCGGCCTACACCAGTTTGAAGGCGTATCCCTTACCCATTCGATTGACTGTCCGACGCACCCGTCCCTTCTTCTCCAGCCACTTCACAGCCCGCATAATCATGGACAGAGGAAGATACCCAATTTCCTGATAGACACTGAGATATCTCACATACCCGGAAAACCCATCAGACTCAGCCTTCCCGTGCGCCCACAGAATCGAGTCAATCACCTCATCACTGACCGGGCCAGCCGAGACTCCCTCGTCAATCGGGTCGAAAGCATATCCGCCGTGAGCATGAGAGATGCTCCACTTCACATGAGTCTTCTTCTCAAGCTCCTCTCGCCGGACGTTGAGCCAGTCATGAGGCCTTATCCCAGCCTTGTCGGCATTTCGGATTGCCGTCCTCTCCGTCAAAAATTCTTTATCTTGGCCATAGGGCTATCCTCCAGCTATCTTTTGCACAGAAGGTCATATCATAAAGGGTCACAATATCAAAATAAAAGACTCTCGTGCACCTGAGCCGGGCATTTTCAGAGGCACCCCATGAAGGGGTGCCTCTGAAAATGCCCGGCACTGTTATACGCGAATGATTCCCAAAACCTGAAGCGCGAACTAGACAGCAATCAATCTTCCCAGCTTCCAACGAGCCGTGGCAATCGCAGCATTGTAGACCATCTCCTGCTGTGGACTGCTTGAAGGAATCGGGACAAACAACTCCTCAGACGGGAAAGCTTGGGATGGCCGCCTCCCCTCGCGAACATATTTTGTCGCGACTCTGGCCCCAATAAATGCAGCCAACCTATCCATAATGCAACCAGTAGTCCAACAAGCATCTTGGTCATGATTCTCTTCCGCCTGTTTCTCGTAGTGAGCAATACAGGTCAAGGCTTCCAGAAAAGCGATATGCCTCGACTGTTTCCACGACAAGAACCGGAACAAATTGAGCTTTTTATTTTGTGTTACTGGCATATCACTCCTTTACTCGTTTGTGGTCACGTCTTAATCACACTCTTCTTTTTGCGAGAGAACTCCATTGATAAGTTGACATCATCATTTGAAACATCAGCAACCCGAATATCAGATTCGATGTCTGCCAACGCAATATTCAACCCTTGAACCAGAACGGCATATCGCTCTTTTCTGAGTTCGTCCTTATGAATAGAAACCGTTGTCTTCACCTTCATCTCAATCACTCCTCCACTCGTTTCCCGGTCACTTCCAAGTTCTCCAACACGTCATGCTTCGGGCATTAAATCATCTTCAAGAGCCCGAATGTCTCCGTTCTCAGCGACATCTTCTAGGAATGAGTTGGGACAATTGATGCAAAACCATTGATAGATAGCAGACGTTATCTCCCCTATGTCCCTCTCCATCTGTCCAAAAAGACGAGCCATACCCATCTCCCTTAACTCCTTGATACTCAGAGACAAATACTCATGACCATTCTTGACAAAGGAATACCGTCGCTCTAGCGGCTTGTCATTTATACTCCAGACATCAGCACCGAAATCATCCTCAAGATATGAACGATAGAATGACAACATTCGGTCAAACAAAAGGTCACGCTCATTCTTCTGACCCTTGACTCCGTTCCAGTCAACCCACATGCCAAGTTCTGTAAAACCAAGCACTACACGGCTGACAACACCATCTTTGCGATAGTCAATGACAAATCCGCCCTCGATTTGACTGTCCAGCCGAGAGTAGTCAACGAGTCCTGCCTTGACAATTGTTGACCCAGCTAAGTCGTCAAGAACAGCCATTCCACTCTTGCCATTCTCTTGAATAGGACATTCACTTCTGTTCAATCTAACCTCCATCTCAACCTCTCCTCCACTCGTTTCACAGTTCTCCAACACGTCATGCCTCAGGCGCGGGTGATTTCGAGAACCTACAAGACGGCTAAGAAGCCAATCGTCGGTGTCTCGATTCACCACAATAACCGGCTTCCACTCCCCGTTTCCGTCATGCGTATGTCATGTCCTATTATACCCTTCTGCGAGGATTTTCCCTGCAACTTTCTTTCACAGAATCAGCCGCCGGGCCGACTCTTTATCCAGTCTTCCATCATTAAAATCGTCAAAAACATTGTCCTGAATCCGCTCGACTAAGCCATCCACACCTATCTCCTCACTCGCGACCGAATCAATTGCATCAGGAATAGCCTCTGGAACAATTCCCCGTTCCCGCAGCGTCTTTGCAAGAAAAGCTGTCTTCTGCCCAATCATAGCATAGAACCTGTCCACATCCTTTTGGGTCACCGTACATTTTCTACCATCTCTATTGTAAACGACCTGACCCACATATGGTTTTTCATTCATGCCCTATTATACCCTTCTCCTCGGATTCTCCCGGCAACTTTCTGCCACAGAATCCGATATCACCCCGTTTTGATTCTCTTCCTTGTCTCAATTCCCCACTTTTTCCGCCGATAGGCCACTCCCTCGCCTGTCATCCCGAACGTGGTCCCTATCTTTGCATCAGACAGCCCGTCATCGACATACAGCCTCTTCAGCGTGTCCTCATCAAGGGCATTGACCTTGTGTGTCTTGTTCTTCGACCTGTCCCTCTCTGGCTTCCGGCCACGGATATCCCACGTCTTATTTGCAGCCTGTTGTGCTTTCTCAATGGATAACTCACTCTTCAGGGGACCTTTGTAAGTATCAAGGTCATGCTCTCGCCCAATATGCCTCGTGATGTTCTTTCCCTTATGACCACAGATATTGCAGGAAACATATGACTCTCCTTCAGCTTGGCCAGCAAATGGGTCAAGCTCTGCATCTTCTGCATCAAGGGCCGAATCGGAAGGTGGCTCGCCCGGAGCCCATGCTCGCTTCCATGCATCACGCTTCTTTACAATTCTGCCGTCAGGGCAGCGATATGCCGTGCGCTGTTTGTAGCTGCCCCTCTTCTGTCCAGACAACGAAGAAGACACCTCTAAACTCCTATCACTCGAAATCATCAGCGCATTAGGGTATTCTTTAAGGTAGTCATCTTTTGACATGCCGTGCCTCTTTTTCAGGTGCCATCCTATTTCAGAAAATCGACGGTGGCAAATCCTACACGAGACAAAATCCTCCGGTTCGGACCCATCATCATTACCGTGCCTGAATTCAACAATTCTCTCAGTTGCCATGCGCCGGGCATGCTCAATCGAAATATCCCGGTCCGAAACAGCAACACCTCCGATTACCCGTCTTGACCATTCAAGCTTAAACTTCTTGGGAACATTGAAGGCCGCTACTCCGCCACGACATAGCACGTCCATAGCATTCCGAACCATTCCTCCAAAAAACCCTTCATGCCATTCTCTGGCTTCCGGGAACAAAACAATACTCTGGCTTGGGTCATCTCCGTATATTTCCTTGTTGAAATAGGGAGGAGAGGTAAAAATAAGGTCGGCCTTCTCTCCGTCCATCAAAGACTCGACCAGTGCCCTATTCGTACTTGAACCGTAAACCACCTCTGCGTCAATCCCTAGCTCGCTGGCCATCTTATTCAGTTCACCGACAAGAACAGGGTTTGCATCTATGGCCCGGTATCTCATTCCCAAAGCATGGGCCGCCAACATCCGGCCACCCCAGCCCGCGCACGGGTCAAAAAATATCCCGCCCACTTTTGAATATTGTCTCAGCCAGCATACCACCTTTGAAGGATGAAGGTTTGAAATGACTCTGAATCCACTGGAATGACACATCGCATTAAGAAATCTTATCGCATGGTGCGAGCCATTCTCATTTGACAACTGCCAGTCAATGGAGAAACGCATCAACTCGCGGTCTTTCCATACCTCCCTTAATGACGACTTTCCCCTTACCCTTGAATCCACGACGGAACCGACATAGTACTTACAACAATCAGAACCGAATCGGGTCGGCTTGCCAGTGCCACGGGACGCCCAATCACAAAATCTTCTAAAGTCAGACTTCGCCATATTCTTATCTGGATACGGAAAATCAATCCCGTCGTACGTCTTAAGAAGATTCTCGACAACAGTATTCCTATTCTTCTTGTCCAGTCGTTTCCAATAAGCAGAATCCGCGAGAGACTTCCATGTGTTCTCGTCCAAGGCCAAAAAGCTCTCACCTTTACCAACTGACCACTCTGGAATATCTATCTCTTGAGATGCCTTTTTGAGGAAATCCTTAATCAGTGGCAGGCAGATTTCTTCCCATCGCTCGTTTACATCAGACTCCCATAATTGCAACACCTTCGCCCCGGCGGACGCATATGCCGCTTCCATCTCACTCTCGTGTTCCTCTCTCGACAATCCTCTGACATATTTCCCAGAGTGAAACCTGTCCCCATGAACCTCTACATAGAATCCTGTCTTGCATCCCAAATGGCGAAAAGGATCAATGGTTTGAAGACCATGTCTTGCCCTTGCCAGCATTGCGGAGTAGCGAAGAAAAGCACTCTTGGACATCACGACAAAATCAGGGATTGCAATGCTGGTATCAACATCCACCCATTGCCCGTCCTCATACCGGGCTTTACTCACGGACCTTTCGCTAAACGGAACAGAGAAGTCCCACTTACTCTTTTTGTCCAGTCTATCCCCTAATTCAATTATCGCCTTCCCTGTTGAAACAATCCAGTCGGGCGTTAATTCGTCGAATCTTTTTTCTAAGCTGCTGTATCTCATAGGTGCAATATCTCAAAATAACCGAAGAATGTCAACCACTGTTTTTGATTTTCATATTATAGAGCAAAAAGAAGCCTCCCGAGGTTAATCGGGAGGCTCCTAAACCACTCGGATTCAGTCAGTTACGACTAAACTCTCGTTATCTCAAGGACTTGCAGTGAAAATGGATTGTAGGCCCCAATTCCCAGTTGTTCGAAGATGGAGAAACCGATGAGACGGTTTTTCGGGTCATCCGCCGACAGGACCGTGAGTTCCGTCCGCACCGGAATGCGACCGAAGAACTCGGGCTCGCCACACACGTAGACCGTGCCTTCCGTGACGATACGACTCACCATGAGCTTGGCACCCCAGAGAGTTGCCATCAGGCCGGTCTTCAGCAGAAGGGCCTGCGTCTCGATGTCGAGGGTGTCCCTGTCCCACTTACGCAGGTCGGCGTAATCCTTGGCGTTCAGGAAGACGGTCGCGACACGAATGTCGGTACGCTCCACGTTCGCGAAGGCGTCGGCCAGTGCGTTGGCGGTCAGGTTGCCCGTGACAGGGATGGACGGGTTCGGGTTCGTCGGGTCAGCCGCCAGTGCGTCCATGACCGCAAAGACCTTGCGGTCCTCTTCGGCCTGAATCTCGCTCTTCGCGAGGTCAACCGAACGTTCAATCAGGTCGAAACGACGCTGCTTGATTTCGGTAAGCTGAATCTCGGGGTTCGAGGCAATCTCGAACAGCGGGAACATGACGCGCTTGGGCTTGGCCACCGCGACAATGTTCTCGCCTTCCTCGCCGATGACGTAGGCCGTAATGGTCGGGTCTTTGTCATAGACGGGAAGTGCGCCATCAGGCAGAGACTCGACGTAGAAAGCCTTGCGGCCAACTGACGTATAATCCCGGCGACGGCGAAGGGGCTGAATCATCGAGGAAGCGAGACGCTGACGCCCTGCGGCGGTGCGAATGTGCTGACCGATGATTTCCTGCTTGGTTTGGTTGTCAACTGCCATGTTGCACCATTCCTTCCTTGTTGTGCTTCCGGTCTCAGTCGGCGTTATCGCCGCCCTGTCCTTCAGCGTTCTATTTCTTCGTCTCCCAGACAATCTGGGTAAAAGGGGTCGGGGTCGTCCCAAAGGACAACCCCTAGCACCTTAGATGCGCTCGTCGAGTCCCAGCGTCGGGCTGGAGACACTTGGTGCCTTCGTAACCACAGCGATTTGGATGGCCGAAGCCGTCGTCTCGTTGGTCAGGAGGCCCCATGCCGAGCCGTACAGGTACTCGCCCACCGCGTAGGTGAGGTCTGCACTGTCCGCTGCGTTCCGCGTCTCATAGACATCGACTTCCACCGATGCCTGTGCCTTCATGACGGCCAGCTTGCCGCTCGCCACCGCCGGGCTGTTCTCGAAGGCCGCGCCTGCTGCGTCATTGACGAACAGACCGACCGGCATCAGTCCGGTTGTCATCGGAACGACGGTGTAGTCGAGTCCGGCGGAGACCGCCGCAACCGAGCCACCCAACACACCACGCGGGGTGTTGACCGAGAGGGTCGTGTTGGTGTTGTTGCCGTAGTTGGCCTGCGTGAAGCAAGCGTCCGACAGAACCGGGATTGAGTTCAACTGTCCACGAATCAGAATTGTGAGTGCCATTTTGGCTCTCCTTTCTTACGTTTGTTCCGGCTTAACCGAAAATCTCACTGACATCGGGTGCCGAGTTCCAGATGTCGCTGATGTCAGCCACGCCGTCGCCACCGCTGGCAACTTTCGGCTGTCCACCAAGTTTCTTAATCCCCGTCTTAGCCTGCGCAGGCTTTGCAGCCTTGCGCTGTACGGGTTCCGGTTCGTCGTCGAACAGGACCGCCGCCAGACGTGCGTCCGCCTCGGGGTCAGGCTCAGCTTCGTCGGCCATCGCGCCCGTAAGCTCGATGTCGAGTTCGCCGGACTTGCGCCCCTCGTCGTTAAAGGTAATCTCGTCGGTCGCGTCCTTGGCAGTCGCGTCCTTGGAGTCCTCGTCTTTGTCCTTCAGCCCACTACCGTCAGCTTTTCCACCACCCGGCCCTTTACCTTGGCCATGAGGGCCGGTGCCATCCTGCTTCGGGCCAGCGCCACCGCCTCTCTTGTCATCGTCAGCGGCTTCCTTCTTGTCGTCCTTGTCGTCCTTGTCGTCGTCCTTGTCATCGTCATCGGAGGACAGACGCCTCTGCACTTCGGCCTCGATAGCCGCCGCACGGTCTTCCGTTGCCTGCTTCGCCTTCTCGGTCTGAACTTCGGCCAAACGAGCCTGCACCGCCGCCTCGAAGTCTTCGTCGGACGCTTCCTTCTTATCGTCCTTCTTGTCTTCCTTGGCGTCGTCCTTCTTGCCGTCGTCCTTCTTGGCCGCCGCTTCGTCCTTCTTCTTCTGGGCGTTTTCCTTAAACTGCGGAGGCATTTCGCCAGCTTCCTTGGAGTCGCTGTCGTCCTTGTCATCGTCATCGTCATCGTCATCGTCATCGGCTGCTTGGTAGAGTTCCTGCGTCTCCGCGAAACGTCCAAGCGTGCGGTCCATCGCCTGCTGACTCATGGCCATCAGGTCGCGGGACTGCTCTTCGATAACCTCGTCACCGACCTTGTCCCCGAGAAGCAGGACGGCCAAACGGACGGCCTTGCTCGCGGCAACTCGGACACTGGCAACCGTCGGGGAGTTCCCCTCGGGAATGCCAAAACCGATGTCATCACGAGAATCGCCACGCCAGTCGGTGCGCATGTCGGGCAGCGGATGGTTGACGACTTCCTTCCAATTGTCGTACTCGGCGCGATTTTTGAACTTGCGGCCCGGCTGATTGACGCTACCCGGATAAGGGATGCTGTCCTCAACAGACCGGCGTTCACGTACTCTTGCTGTTAGTCTCTTGCGTGCCATTACTGACGCCCTCCCCTGATACGGGCACTGATGGCATCCGAAATCTGGTCGATTTTGTATGCCATCTTCTCGCGCCCCGTTTTTTCCAGATGCGTAGCCACCCGGTCAAGACGCGCAGTCGCACGCCTCAAAAGAATGACACGTTCTTCAGACCCGGACCGTGCCGTGTCCAACATTGACTTGTCGATGACCTGAGAGTCACCACCACGAACGAGGTCAACGACTTCGGACAGGTAGTCTTGGTCGATATCGTTCTCGATGCCGGGCTTTGCAGCCTCGTGCTCGGAGCCGACCATCAGCCCACTGCCGTCGTCCATGCCGTCGTCCATGCCGGTATCCATGCCGGTATCCATGCCGGTATCCATGTCCATGAAATCGACGATGTCTTCTTCGTCATCAATGAATCCAACCGGCTCTTCACCGATGTCATCGAAGTCATCATCCATGAATGACATGTCATCGACAGGCGCTTCCAAGACCGCTTCGTCGTCCATGTAGCCCATCGCCTCGATACGTTTCTCAACGTCCTCGATTTCGGCAATGAGCGTTTTGGGACGACGCGTTGATGCTTGAATGCCAAGCTTACGTTCAAGCATGGCCACCCTATCTGTCAGTTCCTTCGCCATCTCTAAGCCTCCTTCTCTAGTGTCCCAACCGGCTACTCTATCGTGGAGCAAACACACACTGAGCTTCACCTATAGATGGAATATCAAAAAATTATTACACTCTTTTTGATGGGAAGATGGAAATGTGAAGAAAAAAGAATCCGCCCCGTGAATGATTAATTTTTTTGGTTACTTATTACACATGTCATCCACGAGGAGGATTACATGAAACTGTTCGCAACCCGGCTCACCATCGCCTTGCGCTTTCTACGCATCAATTCGGCCCGAGCCACCCTGAGCGTAATCATTCCCGCACGGTCTGCCACCCTCAGCCGGAAAATATCATCCACCACCTCGGCCAGCTTCGGCGTCGAGAACTGAAGGACCTGAGCCGTCACGGGAAGTTCAGTAAGATAATGATTCAAGACAGCGCCATAGAAGGCGGGCCTCTCGACCCATGACGCCTCAATGAAATTGCAAGACCCCTCATCGCCGACACGATTACCGTCTTGAACCAGCGTGCGGCCACACAGTTCCGCAACAATTCTCTCAACGCCGTCCTCATCCGTGAAAGACTGAAGAAGCTGCCGCTCGATATGCTCGCAACTGGGCTCACTGTCTGCAAAGATTTTTCCGCAACGAGAGCATTGCACGTAGTCGGCCAAGCAGTTGTGGACAGCAATCCCGTTCATGATATATGAATGGTCGTTCGTCGAATTGACGACATGGATATTGAAAACATCACAAACCAAGTCCACAGACACGTTTGACTTAACTCTGCGGAGCATATATCCGCCAACACTGGACACCTTTGCGTTGTTTTCCTGCTGAGGAAGAAACTTGGAAGTCCGTCCCTTAAGGATTCCGGCATGTCCCTTCCTTGTGTTCACATACCATGCTGGCTTTTTACCCTTTTGCTGAGACAAAGAGATATTTGCAGGAATCCCGACTGCCATCAGCATTGTCAAAACCTGTTCACTGAGAGAACGACTACAGCTTGCAGTCGTAAAACGAGCAGAGTCTTTCCGACAATGACCATCTCCACTGATATACGAACCAAGTACCTCAAGAAGAGAATCGTCACAAGCATCTAAGACCCATGACTCAAGCCTCTTCTTGTCGCAATGCTCTCCACATGTCTTCTTGAGCCATTTCGCCATTCCCGAATCATGAATTACAATTCGACGGCTTTTCCCGCTCTTTCTTTTCCTGACTTGTGAATATATTTTGTCTTCAGTTATGCCCCATTCTCTTGCAAGCTCAACAATCTCGTCTCCGGCTGGCTCGTCGGCATGAAGTGTGAACTCAACCGCTCGAATATGCCCGTTTTTCGCACGCTGAAGATTTCCCTCAGCGGCATAGTATCCAAGAAGCCTTGCTTTGAACCTGTCAATCACCCGCCTGTCCTTCTCTGGCCTTCCAAGAGGAACCGCAACATAGTCTCCCTTGCGTAGTTCCGATACTGGCACCCATCCAAATTTTACCTTCTGAGCTATTGGCTCAAAGCTCTTTTTGCATTTCGGGTTGGAATTGACGTGCCTTTGCCGACAAGAAGACGAACACCATGGATGAAGGACTTGGTCCAAACTCCAAGAGATGGCCTTACTTCTACCCATTTCCTTTCCACATCCAGTGCAAACATCATAACCAGTCAAGGCCCAGTATGGATGCTCACTCGTCACATACGTGTCTGGAATCCCGGTTACGGAAAGTCTTCTCAGTTCTCCCGAAGTTGTCTGGCGAACCCTTGTAGACTCAACCTCGGCAATTCCCCCGGTATGGGTAATCACCTTGTCTCCTACAACAATATCCTCAACGGGCCTTGTTGCCCCATCGGCCATTGTCACAGGGGTTCCTGCTATTCCGCAACCCATGCTCATGGTATTGAGCTTGCCGCCTGCAATTTTGGTCACCAGTCCGGCGTGCCTCCTATCGGTAGCCACGAGGATGTCGCAATTTTTCACTTTCACATTGTGAACAATATAGGTGTGGTTTTCAGATACCTCTATATTGTAAACAGGGATTTCCACTTCGCCCTGCATCTTTTGCGTTTCTGAAACCCTTCTCGCTATCCCGCCATCAACAGCAAGAGATGCCCGATTGTTCATCGAAACTTCCACGGGAGGCTTGTCAAATCCATTCTTGATTCTCAAATATGGGCGCAAGCGGTCAGACGAATAGCAATCAAGTTCAATCGTCACACATCCAGAATAAGGGCCATTGTGCCAGTTGCCCGTGCTCGAATAAGCCATCCCTAAAGAAGACAAAATGAACTCTACTTGTCGAATCATGCCATTACTTACAGACTTGACAGAAACAACATTACGCCGAGCGTGTCCATCCCCGTCAATCAATCCAGCCAAGAAATGCAGTTTCGACTCATCGTCCCAGTCAACCAATATCTCGGATGATAGACTCTTTGACGCTGCCCCTTTTCCGCACAAGTCAAACATCCGAGAGGCCAATTCCCGATGCCCCACTCGAATGTTGCTACCGTTTCCCTTGTCACGAGAGTCTATCGAACCAGAACATTTTCGGATATTATGTGCATCACTGTTCCATCTCGATCTGAAAAACGGCACATCGTAAGTTCCCATTTCATCTAAGACAGATTCAGTCGCTTTGGTAATCACATCCTTTTCATCAATATGGCAAGTAAATTGGGTGAATGACCAATATGGAGAACCATCTGCCCCCTTGCGCTGCACAAGAGAGCCCTCAGCGGCATATTCGCCAGTAAGCCATGCAAAATCCGACGACACCTTCTTATCCCCACAAATATCTGGCGTAGGCTGAAGAACCCACCAGTTTTTTTCAAGACAGTTCGCTTCAACCCATCCCCATTCTTCATCTAGGTTCTTCTTAGCCCAAAGGCCGTGATTCCCCGTTACCGCCGTGTCATCAATTACCCCCCTCACCGAAACCTTTACCAAGTCCTCGGAAGGTACGAATCTGTGACTGAGCGCAAGAACTTCCTGAACCGTCCCATCTCCAGAAATAACCTCCACCCCCGGAAGGATATCCTTAATTTCAGAAACAGAACCATCTGCAAGGAGAACTTTCGACTCGCCGGAAAAGCAGTAGTAGACATCGGCCTCGCGGCCCTGAGAGTCCTTGTAGGTGACCGGACGAAGTACGGCGTCCAGAATCTTGCCCTTGGAAAGCTCAGGAATCTGGATATGCTCCAGATAGTTCTCGCCACCCACAAACGACCTGAACGTGGACAGGAGGACTTCATTCGTCCAAGCGTTGCCGTTGTTGTTTACCAATCCGTTACAGGCGGGCTTGATGTGGTAGCCGTTTTCTTCGGCGGCCACGGATGCGACGATGGTACAGTTGTGGACAGCACACCTTTCAGCGACATAGCTTTCATCAATATCAACGGAAAGGTTGTAGACTGTTCCCTTAAATGATTTTCGAGACACAGAGCGAATCTTGCTTACAACACAAGCTGCATGGCGATATCTTTCTCCTGTCCGAGGCCATCGTGAATATTCTTTAGCCGGAAATCTACTTGCAAGCATACCAAGTCTTGCGTTCTGGACATCAATCTGCCAAATGAAGCACTCCTTGTCCCTATTGGTTGGGCCGCCGGAATTTTTCATTCCATGCTTAATCCCTAATGCTCCAACCCGGTCGAATAGAACTTCCGCTTGTGACGCGAGATATTTACTTGAGGTGGAGAGCCTGACATTGGAATCCCTCTTCCCTAAATTACCATCACCAGCAATCCAAGCATCAAGTAATTCAACCTGATATTCTTTCGGGGCAACCATTACGTCAAATGAGAATCTCTTCTTCAGGCTTCCAACCCCAACCATCCGACGGAACCACGACGCGGCAGAGTTGCCCGTAAACGAAAGAGTAACCCCATCTTCTAATGGGTCTCCGAACTTGGAATAGGAGTCAGTCCCAAAGCAATCCGACATCAGCGAAATGATTTCTGCACCAATTGTGTCCAACTCTTTTCTCGAAATGCTAAATCGTACAGAATCTTGAGCATTACCTCTATCGTCCTTGTCGATTCGCCCTTCTGCCGTGTAATAACCAAGAAGTCTGAATCTCCCAAGGCCGAACTCTGTGTTATCCACCTCTCCATGCAAGGAAGGAGTGAATGTCAAGTCTCCAGCCTTAATATCTCCTGCCTCCACGAAAGAGCAATCTTCCCCATTCCCCGAACAAGACCACTTTTTACATCTCCCGCCAACTCCATAAATGCACTTCTTCCACCCCTTATTGTGAACACACCAAGACTTTTCTTTCGGAATAATCCAATAAGGATGTTCAGATGTGCTGAAAACCTTACCAACGGATGCCACATCCAGTCCCACAAGTTCTTCATCAACTTCTCGGATCATCGTGGCTTTCACAGCCCTAGAAATACCCTTATGAGACAGAACCATATCCCCCTCTATGATTGATTCTATAGGCTTTCCCGTACCGTCCGCCATAAGGATTTCCGTCCCGGCAGGAAAACAATGCGTGAAGAGATGACTGTCAGCCGTAAAGGTTCCCCAATCCACCTCGATGTCACGAGCTACCCGGACGCCACCATGGCCATGAGCCAGAGTGTTCCATTCTTGTCTTGGCCTCGTGAGAACGGAAACCACGGGAAGGTCGAGAGTGAACTTCGTCCCTGCCATCAGCAGGCATGACTCGGTTGTACAGCGTCTTTCCATTATGTCCTATCCCATCTCGTACATATCCCCGTCATCTTTGAAGGTCTTGAAGTCCTTGACGTTGACGGCATGACTCTTGTCAACTTTCACGAACCTTGCCGCTTGTACTTGAACTTTTTGCCGATAGGAATATCCCCCCAACAACTCCAGTGCTGGAACGCTGCTGCTGTCAGTTCTCGGGCCGCTGCCACCAGTTCTCTCGCTGCCCGTGCGTCGCTCATGACTACATAATCCTCATTTTGAACTGGCCCCTATAGATAGGATGGGTATCCTCGCTGATAGGGATGAAGCGGGTCTTCGCCTACATCTACCATCTGGCTCTCGTCAATGTTATCCAGCTTGCCCAAGGCATCCCCTACCTTAATGCCCTGCCAACAACGCGAATCATCTGGTCGGAATACTTGCGTATTTTTTCCAGTTCACTCAGTCGAGGACTGAGAAACGTGTCGGATTCCGTCACGCCAATCCCGGCTTTCTGAGCCCTCACCATCTGGTCTCGCGCCCTGTCAAAGCCTTTTCGCAGGTCATCGACCATGTCCACGAGCCTGTCCACAATCGGACCAGAAGACTCAATCAGTTCAGCCGCCGCATCGACATCGGCATTAACCGCAGTGCGGGCAGGACTTAACAGCCTTGCAACTGCCAGCAACTCTTGAGCTATTCGCGTGTCATTCATATCAACCCGTCCCTCCGAAGCCTCTCAAGGGCTTTCCTTAAATATCCAAGCATATTTGAGTGTGCTCCGCCGTCCGTAGCGATGAAGTCAGAGAACTCCTTGGCCCTCGTCTCCAAATACTTGCCCACGTCCTGTAGTCTCGCTGCCTTCATTGCCAAGAAACCATGGACTTCTCTTCCTTCGTAAGAGTCAGCATCCAATCGTCCTTCGTCAATATTCCGAATCGCCAGAATGACATCATCAATCTTCATCACAGGTCGTGCCGTCCGGGTAGGCCCCAAATGTTGGGACACTACCCGTTCCGCGATAGAGTTCAACCGGCGCTCGTTCATAACAGCCCCTCCGTTACCATAAGGTGCTGTTAGGAGATGTTGACCGTGTCAGCCTTGTAGGCCCCGATGTTGTCCGAAGTCGTACCAGCCTTGCCACGGCCTACGTGGTTCAGATGGTCGGTGGACAGGACAGGCTGCTTTGCCGAAGCTGTGGTCTTGAAGTTGGTCACCCGTGCAGGCGTCGCAACCTTGTTGTCACCGAAGAACCCAATAGCCTCGTCCTCACGAACGCGACCGGCAGTCACCGTCTGGTATGCAGTGGAATAGCTCACTATTTCCTCCTTGCGGCTTATGCCGCTATCTTGTTTCCCTTGCTCCAGTTATCTTTTGCCCACAAAGGCTGAAGATTCCTGAAATTAAAACACTCTTTCTGCTGTTCTGGGTCAGTCAGGTCGAATGCCGAACACGGAATCTTATGGTCGATGTGCCATCCATGGATTCCATGATTGCCCCAACTCATCCCCTCTTCAAAATTTGACTCCAAGTGTCTCCGAAGCTCTTCCATTGAGCATCCAAGAAGATTCATTGTCGTCTCGGCCTTCGCTGTGCCGAGCAATGCGTTCCGAACCCTCTTCCGAAGAATATCCTTCAACCTAAAATCTAAATCTGTTGCTCTTCTTTTCGCAGCCCTTATCCGAGCCGATTCTCGATATTGTACTGGCTTCGCTCTTCGACGGGCTCTTTCGGATCGACAGGGCTCAGGGCTCCATCGAGTTTACCAATGGTTTCGACAATCTGGTCCGCTGTCGCCTGAATCTCGGTATCTGCCCCGGACACTTGCTCCTGCAAGGCCGCAACTTGGGACTTCAGGTCATTCACGAGGTCCACGATTTGGTCATCACGTTCGTCGAGTTCGGCAATTCTCTGCCTCAATGCGTCCAGTGCTGCACTCATTCGTCTTCTCTCCCGTTCATTTCGGATTAGCCAGCCAACGATTATCGCCATGGCAACCCATTCCCATGCCATCATTCCGCTCCAGCCGGTTCAATCTCAACCTCAACGCTGCCGTCCGGCTCGATTTCAATCTCAATCTTCTTCGTTGTCAGGCTCCCACTGGGAATCTTAAACCCGCATTCGGGACACGTATAGAGTTTCTCACTCTTCGTAAAGGGCTGTCTCTCCATCTCGCTCTTGCATCTCGGACAGGTAAATGCCCCATTGCCCTGCTCTCCACGAGTCTGCCGATACACTCGACCGGGGCCTCCCCAGTACAATGCCCGGCGGCTCTTCAGTTCGCTAAAATCCGAGCCCTGCTTACCCTCCGCATCAGAAGCCTCTAGCTTCTTTATTTTCGATTCGGAGTAGCCAATTTTCTTCAAGAAGGCCCGTGCCTCCTTTTTGTTCATTCCGCCCATGATTTTTGCACCCGCATCACTCATCTTGAGCGTCTTCAAGGCGATAGCCTTCTGGTGCTTCTCCGGGACACTGAGCGCAACACGGTCGCGCCTTGAGGTCATCACCGGGGCTTCCGAAGCCCTCCGACGCTGCTTGACGTAGTAGGAGCCATCGAGAACGTATCCTTCCTTTTCGGCCAAATCCTCCAATTCCCACATCTTACCAAAGCTGTCACCGCCATCGTCTTCGTCTATCCCATCCATCGCCTTGGCAGAAATCTTTTTTCCTTTTTCAATGGCATTCTCAACCCAATCTCGAAAAGCCGTGTCTAATCTTCCCATCGCTCCCTTGAAATTGATGGTTCCAACGACATGCCTTTCTCTGTCAAAATCATCCATCAGGCTAGAAAGTTCTTTGTAATACCTATCAACGAAAGCCTTCTTCGTCATTTTGGGGTCACCACTTAAACTGGCACGAAACCCATAAGTATCTTCAGTAATAGACAAAGGGCCTTTTCTCATAACCACTTTTGCTGCAACACGGTCGCGCCTTGAGGTCATCACCGGGACTTCCGAAGCCTGCCAATACCGGCCTCTCCAGCGAAGCCGTCTCTGTGGAAACGTCGTCTCCGTCTTCTCAGTCTCAACATCGTTACCGAAGACATCATAAATCGTGTCTACCGTCATCGCCCCGTCTGGACCAGTAAACCGAATCTCTTCCCCTTCTTGGGGCCTCCGGGCAACGTGACCACTCCTTGAAGCTGTCTTGCCAGACATCTGCCGTAACAAGTCCCCCAAGTTCTTAACCCGACGAATACCCATCACGTTCATCAAAGACTTGGTCTTCTTGCCAAGATAATTGCTCCGGCTAAGACTTACCTCCTTCGCGAATGCCACGGAATCATCTGACTTTACGGCACTAGAAACCTTGGAAACCCACTCGCCAAACGTCCCGACCCATTCTTTCTTGGACTTTTCGTAAGTGCCCTTGGGGACATTCCCGTCATCCTCCTTCTTCTTGAGGTCGGAGAAGTCTCCGTACAACTTGTCGTACTCATTGAAGATTTCCTCGCCAGAAGCCTTTCCAATGCTCTTTGCTGCTGTTCTCATGCTCTCACGCCTTGAGGCCGTCACTGGTGCTTCCGAATCCCACTCCGTGCTGGTCGTCTGCACAGTCGATCCGTCGTCTTCCCACTTGGTCACGATGGTCTCAACGATAGCCGCATTCTTTACCCGGCGTCCTCTGGAGGCTGTCTTCACTTCTGCCTTGAGAACCTTACTGAGCTTATCAACAAGTCTCGAATACTCCCTGTTGTACTCATCGACGTCAGTATTCCACGGGAAAGTCTTGACGTTCATAAGCGAACGAAGCTGCATGATGGCGGACTTACGATCGCCAATCAAAAACCGGGCAAACACGTCGGCAATACGGTCTATAACGCTGGCCGTCTTCATATTGGCTGCCCGGTTCTGGTCGCCACCACCCTCCTCGGGTATCTCAATGACCCCTACCGGGGCAACCTTGGGGCCATCCTTGGCCTCTTCCAAACTCTCCGGGGCCAAGTCCTTTTGAAGGTTCTGCATGATGCTGAACCCTCCACCACGAGGCTTCTCGATGCCATGCGTACCGGGGTCGCCCACGAACTGGTCGCCATAGGGAACATTCTCTCCGAGCCTCCCCCGCCGAGCAATTCGACTGAACCGGTCGGCCACGTTCACACCAGCAGCATACGGGAGAAGCTGAATCTCATCCGGGTCATGCTGGGTTTCGCTACTACCACCCCAATTCACGAAAACCTTGCCGACCTTACGGTCAACACGAGTGACCGAGCCGATAAAGTCAATGCTCCCGGCAAGGACGGAAGTAACCACATCTCCTTTCTCGAAGATGCCTAGTTGCTTCTTCAAGTCGGATGCCTGCCGAGCCGTTCCGCGACGTTCTTTCATCAGTAATGTCCTCCATCTATAGGTGCTATATCAAAGAATTATTACGGCCTTCTTCCCGGCGGCCCAATCTCCACCGGCCATTTGGGCCTGAATTTCCTGTCCGTCAGAACCACCCTCTTGATGACTCTCGTGACGAACCCCTTGATGTGCTTGTCCTTCATATCGTAGGCAAACAGGAGCTTCCGACGGCCCGCACGAAGTCTCCTATATCTATATGAATATGGAGCCACGACGTACTTCTTGGTCTCGCCCGTCGTGATTTTCCTATACGTCAGGATAATCTGAACGCGCCTCATGGCCGCTTCAGCCACAGCAATACGCCAGTTCCTTCGAGCCGCCAGCGTCCCATATTTCGGCTTGTAGCCCACGCGCCGAGGACGCCTGCGCTGTGCCTTCGCCTCCTGACGTTCGATGAAGACATCCTTGAGATTAACGATGTCGTTCCGTAGCGCTTCTTGAAAAGTTTCTGCTGCCATTACGGTAACCTATTTGAACCTGTTACTGCTGCCGTGATTCCGCCCCGATTTGCTTCAGACCCGATGCCCTGTCTCCAGATGTACTCTTCCTCGTCCCGGTCGCGCTGATTGATAGTCTTCACCATATCCGCCGGGTCATTCGACCATGACATACAGGCGCGGCCCATGTTCTTGTCCGCAATAGGCTGCTCACGAAAGGCCCGGCTGTCAAGCCCACGCCTGAACCAGTACAAGGCCGGGCAATAGGGGGAATTCACGCATGTTCTGCATCCTTGGTCGATAGGCCTAACCGTTGTCCCAAGCTCAGGATATGGAAATGAAAAGGGCTGTGTCATTGCTGCATCACCAACTTCTAACCACTACCCATCGCACCCATATATTCGTGGCACGACACCAGTACATATACGTCCCGTCAAAGGCCCACGTCCCCTGTGTTCCGGTAGACGTAGGTGTAACTGGAGCCGTCACCGGAGTTGTAGGTACCCCGCTCCCCGTCGCAGGGTCGGGTACCGTCCCTGTGAAGTTCAGATAGTTCAAACTGTCAACACTACCCACCCACGCATAGAAAGCGTCATTGGTGTACTCAACACTGTTGACAGTCACAATCGTGTCACCCGCCAACTTCCCGACCGTATCCCCGATGACCAACGCAATGTTGTCGGGAACTTGGTCGTACGCTGCTGTAACCGTGTATACGTTCATATTACGCTCCCGCTATCCTGTCATTCCCGGCTAGACGCTCAGGCTCGTCCAGGTCATCTTCGGTCTGCGTCTCCTGCACCGTGTGAGTGCCGTTGATGTAATCATCCGCCACGGCCTCAACTCTCGTACTCAGAACCGTCGGCGCACCGATGGTCTGGTCAGAGACCGTCCCGCGATGCAGCTTGACGATTCTATTCCGCTCCATCTCGACCGGCCCGACTGCCTCGCCATCAAAAGCGGGCGTCCCGGTCGGAATCCTGAAGTCCGCCTCCCACGGAAGGTCATTCTGACGGGAAGCCGCCTTGCCCGGATAAAATTCCGTCCGGCTGGCCTGTGACGCCGCCTGCTGTCCGGCACTCAAGTCATTCGTCGTTACGACGAGTCTGTCATTGTCAGCCATGATTCACCTCTCTTTCTTAATCTCCGAATGTCTGTGCGGCCTTGGCAATATCCGCCATATACGGGGCGACCGCCTCATCCATCAACTCCCGAATCGCGTCCAGCGCTGCCTGCTCTGGCACGTTTTGGGCCTTCACCTGCGGAAGATACTTGTCCATGACCATCAACGAGGCGATGATGGTGTCAATGGCTTGGTCAACCATTTCCAAAGGCGTATCCTCAACGCCCTGCTCTTCTTCAGCTATCTTGTTCGCCATGTTAATAATCCTCGTCTTTATGTCACTCATATCATTCTCCAAAATGTTCCAGCAGCAACGTCTTCGCCATCAACTTCGTCAAAACCTCACCCTTGTCCGCGAGTTCATCCATCGCGTCCCGCATAACCTGCACGGCCTCTCCCACCACTCGGCCAGAATTGACACCGAGCAGAGTCATAATCTCGTGCCCGTTGAGAGGAGGCTTCTCGCCAGCCGGGGCTACCTTCTGCACGTCCTCAATCATCTTCCGAAGCTGGGGAATGTCATTCACCGGCGGAAGGTTCCCCAGCGAGTCCGCCTCAGCCAAATCCAGCACCGCGTCAACCAGTTCCTCTCCCACCTTCCTGACAAACCTCCTGAGTGCCTTCGGGCCGGGATTGCCCCTCATCAGGTTGTGCGGCCCCATATGATTCTCCACCATGCGCCGAACCGCCCGAACGGTGTTCTTGTCAAACTTGAGCCGTCTCATGATGGCCTCTGCAATCTCACCGCTGACATCCTCATGCCCATGAAAATGAATCACGTCATCCAGAATCTCCTGAGTCGCAGGCTTACCCACGTCATGCAACAACGCCGCCAACTGATTTTCAACACCCGGTTTTGCACTTCTCAGCACCAGCATCGTGTGACGGAAAACATCGCCCTCCTGATGATGGCCTCTCGACGTGTCATGGTCTGTCTGCGTTAGCGTCTCAATTTCCGGGAGCACGTACTTGAGCAACCCGAGTGCCTTCATGAGCCGGATGCCCTGAGCCAGCTTGCCAATCTTCATCAGCTTGACCAGTTCATCCCGGATGCGTTCGCCAGAAACAATCCGTATCCTCTTGGCGTTCTTCCTGACGACCTTCATGACCGACAAAGGAACTCGCCATCCATACTTCGCCTGAAACCGTACCAACCGAATCATCCTGAGCGGGTCTTGCCTCAAAATCTCATTGAAATCCACGCCGGGATGACCTCGCAAAACGCCGTCCCTGATGTCAGCCACGCTCGTCCCGGTCATGTCTTTCAGTTCACCTGTACTCAAGTCCTTCAAGAGCATGTTGACGGTGAAGTCCCGGCGCTCGTTGTCTTCCTTGAGCGTTCCGGGCTCCGTTACCCTCTGCCGCGACCTCTCATCCGGGAAGCTCTCCTTCTGAGTGTCTGCCACCTCAATCTCAGCACCCTTTGTCCTATAGGTTGTTCCTTTGTGCTCGACATTGTCACGGAACTCGATGGCCCAAATGGGATACGCTCCCAACTGATGCGGTCTGTTTGTAGCCCCCGAGAACATCTTGTGAATGAAGGCGGTGAGCTTTTTAGCCCCACCCTTCATTTCAATGACGACATCCAAGTCCTTGGCATCTATCCCCAGCACTTCATCACGAACATGTCCTCCTACGCTAAACACGCGATTCCTAAAAGGGGTCTTCGGAATTATCGCCATAATCAATCTCTCAACTTCAGATGTTGGAGAACGACTGAGAAGCAATTTCGCAATTCGTATTATTTCTTGTTCCACTTTCATTCAAGCAACCCCAAAAGACAAACCCGGACAGACACTCCTACTCTTGCCAAGCAAAAACAGATATTTCATTTCCGCCGTACGACAATATTCGATTGCAACACGGGCTTTCAAGCGAGCAGATTCAGAAAGCCACCCTTTTACCTCAACCAACATATTACCATCGCTGGTCCTTACTAGAAAATCTGGAACATAATATGTCAAAAGTCCCTTTGCAGAAACATACGGAATACGAATGCCATGCTTCTTAGTCCAATTTATTCCTGCCTTGTCGTATTCTTGCATTTGGCTCAACTCATAGGAACTGTCGTACCATTCCTTCTGCCCATTGACCCGAGCATACCATCCCGTCTTCCACCTGTTCCGAATGTGATACCCCCCTGCTGCCAATCTTTTCGTGTATGTTTCCGTGATTCTCTCCCTCATCGAAGAATCGAATCCGTCCACCACCCGCTTCATCACAGCAGACCTTCTTTTTACTTCCTTATCCGTCAAGCAAGCGGCACGCTGCTTTTTCCGGTATTCTACATTCTTCATCGGGTTGTTTTCTGAAATCTTCCTGCGGACATCATCTCTCTTTGCAGAATTTTTCTCCCCCGATTGTCCCGGTCGCTTTCGTCCAGTCCATACCTTGCTTATCTTTTTCTTGGCATCATCAGACCACATCGGATTATTCTCCAACATTGCATCAGAACGCCTTCTGCGTCTTTCGTCAGTTTGAACAGAATGCCCATTTGTGAATCTCTTATTAAAAGCAGCAAGTTTGCCACACCCACATTCACACTTCTTATTCCAAAGCCTGACTGATTTTTCTCTTTCTCTTTCCTTGTAATCTTCCCACTTCTCCGAGCATTCAGCACATGTCCCCAAATGTCGAAACCACCTATGATGCCCAAAATCAATGCCACAAAAACTCTTCTTCGGAAGAGACACTCCCACTTTCACACTCATACTCACCTCCTACATAAGAGATGAATATCAAATAATTATGACATACCCTCCCACGGCAAAAACCTTACCGGCGAAGGGTGTCCCTCGCAGTATTGCCTTGAAGAGCTTCTCGACTTCCTTCTCCGCTGAAGAAGCGATAAGCACCTTGGCAATCCTAAGTATCTCTGTTGCGACATGCGTCATTTACATCCCAAAATCTGGTCGAAGATACATTCGGCGCAATACTCCGGCCTGCGGTCTGCAAACCGCTGTATGATTTCCTCGGCCTCGGAGCTGCGCACCACTCGGTTACACTCAGCCTTTATCCAGTCCTGTCTCGTGAAGTCCTTCTCCGATATCCCGTTCTCTCTCTCGATAATTCCCCACAAGGCCCCGGACACTCTCCGATGAAAGTTCTGCTCAGGAAACTCACTCCAAGTCCCTATCTCAGTCCTGTCCAGAGGATGAGACGACTTGCGCACCTGCGGTCTACGGCTCGGATGCTTGACCGGCCTGTCCCTGTTATCCTCGTTGGTGTCCTTGTCCTTCTTCTCCGGTACAAGCCTGCGGTCACGATGACGCTCCTTCACATCGTCACGCGGGGGCTTGAAATCAGGCTCGTTGTCACGGCCCTTGGACGTGCCTCCCGTGTCCTGCATCAAGTCCTTATCCTTGCGGACAACCTGCTGCCCACGCTGCCCACATAAAGAAACTCCAAGCAGTTCCCTTGCGATAACCAATAGTGCTGTCGCCTCTTTTGTCATGCAGATCCTATCCCTCTTCTTATCGCAGCCCCGAACTCCTCCCGAGGGACTTCATGGCTAATCTTAATCATCCTTATTCCGTTCTCTCGGCAAAAATCTCTCTTGAGGGAGTCCCGATGGACACAGTCCTTAAACCCCTCTTCCCCGCCAAAAACCGAGACTGGCTCATAATGCTGTCTTCCATTAAATTCGACCACAAACGGAACTCCGTGATGATTGAAATAGAAATCAAACGGAAGCTCCCTTATATTCCTGCATCCTCTAAACTTTTTCTGTCTTTTGAAGAGTATTCCCATTCCATCAAGCTCTCTCCCGACTGCTCTTTCCCCGTGAGACTCCCTGCATCTCGGACATCCATTTCCCGTCCTGTGATGGTCAGGAGTTTGCCAAAAGTGTTCTCTGCAATCATTGCAAATTATCTCGACCTTCCTATCAGACCGGACATATTCCATTTCTGAATAATCATACCTATTGCCATGGACGCCTTCAAAGTCCTTAATTACTTCATCCACTGCACGAATTCTTCGGACTCCCTCAAGGCGGTCAGCACACCTTCTGCACCCGTTACCCTTTTTGTGAGAAGCAGGAGTCTGAAAAAACACTTCTTTGCATTCCCTGCATCCAATCTTGACCCTGATGTCTGTCCCCGAGTAAGACACTTGGCTATAGTCATACTTATCGCCATGGACTGATCTAAAGTCCTCTACTATCTGAAGAGACATGGAAGCAATGACACCCTCGGCCCTCATTCGACTGGAACATACTCTGCAACCCTTCCCTTTTAGATGATTACCGGCAAGTATTAAGAACTCATTCCCACACCTACACTTTACCAAGCCCTTTTTGTCCGCCCCATCATAAATAAATCCAGAATAATCATACCTGTCGCCATGAACTTCTTGGAAGCGAGAGACTATCTTTTTAGCCGCATCTTCCTTCATTGCTTTCTTTCCGTTCCTCATTTTTCTTAAACCACAATCTGGGCAGCCCTGTCCTCTGGCGTGTGCGCGAGGGCGCATGTCAAAGCCGCTCCCGCACTCTTTACAATATATTCTAACCTTTTTATCAGCGCCACCATATCGGACCTGAGAATAGTCATAGTCGTCCCGGTGAATTTTCCGAAAAGACGTAATCACATCATCTTGAGACTTCTTTCTCATGAGGCCACCCGACTCGCGATGGTATCGATGACGATGTTCTGGACTATGCGCTCGACGTTCATCTTGATGTTTTTGACTTGATAACCTTGAGCCCAAACTTCTGCTTGAGCATTCTTGCGAGAGCCTTCGCCGCCGCCCGATGAGACCCTTTTGGAATCATTCCGGTGATACTCTGCACCGGAGCTTCGCCCCGCTTCTTCATGGCCTGCTCTTCGCCATGTGTCAGGTACTTCCGAGGGCTGATTCGGTCATAACGAAGGGAAGTCATATTCCCTTCCAATTCTTCCCCCTGGTCGTCCTCCGCATCGAACCATATCTGTCCGATAGCCCGCAGGACATCTACATTGACCGGATACCACCCTTCCACTTCCAAGGTGAGCCTTTTCACGGCATAACTGTGCCCAGCAGTTCTTTCCGCCACGAGCTTCGCCGTGATGCGCTTTTCCCGGCTTGCAGCCTTGGGCTGACGAAGAGGCTTAGCCGACACAAGCAGACCGACCATCTGCACAATGTTGTCCACCAGACCCAGAACCTCGGCAGGCGTAATCTGGCCGTCGCTCTTGATGACCTCAACTTCCTTCACGAGACCATCGACGATACCCTGCATGTCCGGGGCCTCTTCCGTAGTCTCTTCGGTCTTTCCCTTGGCCGCATCTTCTAGCTTCTTGGCAGGAGTGGTTTCGTCCTTCTTGGCCGGAACTTCCTTGGTGCCCTCGGACTTCTCGTCCACGACCTCTTCCGGCGGAGTCTCTTCCTTCTTTCCCTTGGGAGGCTTCTCGTCCTTCTTGCCCTTGCCGTTGACCTTCTCCTTGACCTTCTTCACCACGACAGCCTTGTCTTTGTCCGACAGCTTGGCAAATCGCTCGAAGACAGAACAGGTCGCTACCGATGCCACCACGAGCCTTGTCAGTTTGTTCATCTCATTCTCCTATACGGTCGCTGCGACCTCTTCTACAGTTCTGACGATATCTTCATCAGACGCACCATCCGGCAATCTATCGACCACCGTATTGACCAAAGCATCATGCTCTTCTCCACTCATTCCGGCGTCTTCCGACTCGTCGTCGAAACCGCTAAAACCACTTTCGTCAAAGCCCCCTCCTTCCTCATCAGCGCCAAAGCCTCCCTCGCCGTCGCCCTCGGGCGCTACCTGTTGATAATCCAGCGACAGGTACTTGGCCATCTTCTCGGCAATGTTCGAGCGCTCAGCAAGTGTCCTGCCAACCTCAGAAGACATCTCTTCAATCGTCCGGTTGAAGTTGGCGTCCTTGACCGTGAACAAATCCTCCCGGAGCTTCTCGTCAATCTCGTCGGCATTGAGGTTGAACAGTTCGTAAATAATGTCCACCGGGAGACTGCCCTTCTGATACAACTGGAACAACGAATCGAAAACTTCCGCGTTGTCACGAATAGTCAAACGATTGAAGCCAATCTCGGGATACCAGTACTTCTTGATGCCGTTCCCGTCCTCTTCGTACCAGCCATGTTTCTCGCACACCGGGATGAACAGGCTGCGCTCAATATAGTCGCGAAGAACATTACGGGTCAGGAGGAACATCGTATTTAAGATATCCACGGTGATTTTGCTGCCCGAGAACACGCCCTCGCCCGTCAGAAGTTCGCGAGTCACGCCCATAGCAGCAAAAATCTGAGCCTCGATGCGTTCGTACTCCGACGTGAGGTCAAGCAGTCGGTCACTCGTGCCAATCTGTTCCCATGAAACCTCGTAGTTGGTGATGATACTGTACTCGGGGTCAAGATAGCTCAGGTCAACCTGAGTGCGAAGGTCGTCCAGTTCTGGCGGAAGCAATCCCGGAGCCGAAATTATGTTCTTCGGCGTCATGTTCCTGCTGGCCAAGCTCAACTGGGTATACTTGTAATGCTCCTTCTGCAACATTGGCACCAGTACGCGCTCCAACACAGATGCGCCCAAGTCCATATACGGAGAACGACGGCGTGCGATGTGATGCACGAACGAGCCCGTCATCGGGTCGCTGTCCATTACGATGCAACCCTTTTCCTGAACCATCTTGACGAGTTCATCCGGGACATTTTCAACAATCTCGGCGTTCATACCTGAGCGGTCATACTCTCCGCTCGGCAGGGAGGACTTGCCATCGCCGTAACCCGCCTCGCCATCCTTAATGAGCTTAATGAGCCTGTCCGGCTTGTACTCGACCCGCTTGTTGTCACTGAAAGGATACTGGAAGACAGAGACCTCTTCCGGCGGAAGCATTACGGCCCGAGACCACATCTTCTTCTCGTCGTCCCACTCATGAAAGAGGAACACGTTGCCAATCATATTCCATTCCCAGAGGATTGACTGGCACAGGTTGAAGCCGCCGATGACTTCCATCTGGTACGTGAAGAAGTCCAGAATCTCCTGCCTCAAGGGCTTGGTCAGCTTCCCCTTGGGTTTGGGCATGTTGAGCGTAAGCTTCGACATCGGCAAATCGGAAAGCAATTCCAGAGACCGACCGATGTAGGCATCCGACCGAGCCCAATAACGATACCAACTGTACTTCTCCCGCAGGGTAGTCGGCCAGTAAAGCAACCCACCGTTCTGCTCGTTCATCTGAACAAAGTACGTCGGAATGTCATACGTGCCAGACCGGTCACCCAAGCCGTAAGCGTAGGACGTACGGTATGTGTCCAGCACGTAGCCAGAACGATAGGAGGATGACTGCTGAGAAGTATCAATCAGCATACCAGCCTGACGACTTCCCCCAAACCCTCCGGCGGAAATTGCCTTCCTGGCAATCCTTGCCTTTATGGGGTCAGCCTTTGCAGTTACCACCTTGGGACGCTTTATGCCGCCCTTCGTGGTCAGAACCGGTGTCCTTCTGATTGTACTTTTAACGGCCATGATTCACTCTCCTGTTTATACGGCTATCCGAAAGCCCTCGTTCCGCCGCGTAGAGCATCCTCTTGAGACGCAACATCTTATTCCTGGTCAGATGGTCAGCATTGAGAGTCTCTTCTTGGGCTGCCAGTATCTCATACAGTTCCTTCAGAGAATCCATCACATTGTCAATGCCGTTATTGACCGACTTGGCTGCCTCCCGGTGCCTCGACTCCCTGTCTTCATCTTGAGCGATTCGCTTGCGCCTCTTCTTCGCTGCGTCAAGCTTCCTGGCCTTCTTCAGTTTGCGAGTCTTCTTCTGTGCGTCGTCTGTTTCTTCAGCAATGGCGGAGTCGTATCTCTCCTTGGCCATCTGTAGCTGCACAATAAGCGGATGGCCGTCCGGCAATCCCGCCAAGTCACCACCAACTTCTTCCGCTACCCGGTCGGCCTCATCCTTCAGCGGATGACCTTCCGGCAACGACTTCAACATATTATTGAACTCGGCACGCTTCAGCCCGCTCTCTGCCGCCCTCACGCCTTCCAGTGTACTCGCGCCTATCTTACTCATATTGCCCTCCTCATTGGGGTGATTGCCTTACGACTAGTCCTTGATACCCGCTTCTTCTTCCATCGCCTTCAAGCGTGTGTAGTAATCCTTTATCTCTGCCAAATGATCGATGGCAATACGCTTGGCTAAAAACATGCACGATGTATGCTCCATTTCAACCGCGATGCCCATTGAAAGCTCCGCCGAGTCAGCATCCCTCTCGGTGAAGTTCTTCTCCGCCGCTCGCCCTTGGAAAAGGAACGTCGTGAGAATTGTCCCCAAGCGATAAGCCGCCGCCTCAGCCATGTGTTCGTCAATTCCCGAATCCTCGCACCAGCTATGAAAATCGCTGTCGCTGGGAGCCGGGTTGTCCTTGAAAAACTGGGCAACCTTCATCGACATGGGGTCAACCCCCATGCTGTCCATGGCAATCCTATTCGCTATTCTCTCAAATCTGTCCATGACAATCTCCTATCCCATTGCCGCGACAGCAATCAGATAACTTCCCTCTTCGTCCGTACTGGCCTTCACTACGACAAAACCAGTCCAGCCGTGGCTTCCGCTCTCCTGCTCGCTCGTCAGAAGCCCCCGGTTGCTCACATAGAGCCTGTCTCCGGGCGAATACGTCAAGGCCGCCCCGGTACCCGTCGTCGTCCTCTCTGCAAGATTGTTCGTCTCGAACACGTAGAACTTATGATATCCCGTCGGCGGGACGACCATCGTCACAATCCTCGTACCAATCCTCTGAAGCTGACTGTTCGAGTCGAACTGATATCTGGCCGAAGCATCGAACGGACCCCAGTCCGCCTTGACCGAGCCACCGGCAGACTGCCGGGTGTCTGTCGTCCACATGTCGCTCAACTGACTGACTGGCGTCAAATGCGGAGGCCCCGTAACGAGAAACCCAGCAAGAATGCCCGTGCCATCCGAAAGGTCAACCGTGGCAATCGCCCCAGACCAGCTTACCGCTGTCCCGGCATACGTCACCCATGTCCCCGACATCCAGCCACTCGTCGCAAGCGTACCGACCGGCTCGACCGGGATTTCTTCTCCATCTTTCAAAGGATAGTATTGGTCGCCCATAGTGTCCTCTTCAGTCTCGAAACTCGACAGGTAGTCCCATCACCTTGGACAAAATATCAAAATCTTCGCAATGCGGGTCTTCCCTCTCTCCGAGCATGGCGTGTATAACCTCATGCAGCGCAACGTTTTTCCAATGATTTGACTCAAAAGCGCGAGGGCTTATTTTGAGAAGACCATCCCTCTCCCCGTCATCGGGATGCTGAAATGAGCCCACCTTCCCCTCTGGCAAGCCATCATCTGTCACGGCAATATGAATGACGACCTGATTCGTCAGAGGGCCTATCATCCTCTCATGTGCCCCTTCCAATATTGGTATGATTTCCGCAACGTAGCACTCCGTCAACTGGCGGAAATACTCGGAATCAGCCACGTTCTGCGTCAGAAATGCAATTCTCGTCACGAGAGCCGCGTTCCTGACCTTCTTGACAGAGCCACTACTGATGTAGCTCTCCTCGACGCCCGGCAGAATGTAGTGCTTCTTCAGCGTAGCCTGCTGATGGCCAACAGCCTCAGCGACCTGCTTCATGGCTTCCTTGAGCGTCTTCTTGCGCTCTTCCGGGGTAGACGGGGCCTTGGTCGCCTTGAGAATCTTCACCAGCAAGTCGTTCGCCCGGTAGCCCCGGATATCCTTCGCCGTGATACCGAAGTCCTTCAGATACTTATTCACCTGAGCCGACCGAATCTCTGTCCCGTCATCCATGGTCAGGAGCGTCGCCTTCTTGCCCTTCAAGCACGCCTTCATCATCGAGGCCAGCGTTTTGTCCGTAAACGACTTGTCCTGCTTGACACCGGACTTACCGACATACTTGAGCGTAACCTTGTTTCCGCTGATGGTGATGTGCTTCTTCGTCCAGCCCGTGACACCGAAATGTCCATCCTTGGCAGAGGCATTATTTCCCACGCGCTCAGCCGTCTTATCCATCAGGGCGACCGCGAGCGCCGTCAGTCGTATCTTCTCGTCCTTCGAACGCAAATCACGCCGAACCCGACCCCTCAAAGTACCTATCTGCTGAGCCAAACTGCGAACGGACTTCGTCTTCTTCTGACGACGCACCGCCTCTTCCTTAGTCATGAGTTTGTCATCCATTATCTTACTGCTCCCGGCATACGCCTCATGAGCCGTTTCTTATCGCGAGGATGCTCGCCGTGCTTCTTCCTTCGGTCGATGAAAAAAGACGCTTGAGTCTGCTGCTTCACTCTCATCGACGCCGGGCCATGATGACCCACGACATGACCGCCACCCGTCACCCCACCTGCACCAGTCACAAGGTAAGGGGGCCGCTGCTTATGGGCCTTGTAGCACATCCAAACAGCACGAGCGACGGCATCCGAGATATCATCATGTGCCCCGCGACGAACGGGAGCCCGTACTAGAATCTTATTCTTGGCCTTCTTCTCGGCCTCCAGGGTCAACATCTCAGGAACAAGCACGGGATGCTCATAGAGGTCGAGCAACTGCTCGGCATACATCCGCTTGGTCAATTCATAGACCTGATGGTTCGTCGTATCCGTAAAGTTCTCCATCTCGACTTGCTTGAGATTCTCCTTGCCCAGCAACTCCTGCAAAGCATATCCATTGCTCTGGTCGAAAATACCGCCCTTTATCGTGAACCACTTCGTAAGCTCCTTTATCTCCGCCACGATGTCCGCCATCCTGAGCAGTTCAAGATGAGCGTACTTTGTGCATCCCTTGTAAATGCTGTCGTCAAAGTCCCACACGTCAGACGCACCTGAAAACCAGACCTCGGCATAGTCCAGAATGATGCGACGGGTCTGTTCGTCCCGATGAACAATAGCAATGGCAGTGCCATCATTTTTGAACCCAAGGTCGATACCCATGAAATAATTGACATCCGGCTGACCGCGACCAGATACTTCCTTTCGAGCGATGCACCTTCTGAACTCGGCTTCATCATCCACCCAAGCTGTCACGGCATCACTGAACTCGGCCCCGAACTCGCACGCGAAGGTGATTCGGTTCTGCCGCCTTTTCGCCTTCAGGTATTGCGGCTTAATGGTCGGATTTGCCAACGCGGTATACATCTTGAAGGACAACGTAAAATCAGTCTCATGGAAAGATTCCAGCCAGCGCTCGTAGAACTTGCCGTACTTGGCGTAAGGAGAAGAGATACAGATGGTCTTGCCGTCATTCCCGAAAGACGCAACGGATGGGGTCAGCGCATCGTAAACCTGAGACCCGGAAAAGCGACCGGCGTTGTCAATGAAGAAAGCCATCTCGTCCATGATGACAACGATAGCATTACGTCCCCGCAAGCCGTTCGACGAACAGCCACCAGCAAGAATGACCAAGCTCGCCCTCTTCTTGTTGACGGCATTCTTGAGGTCGGAGTCCACCTGAATGTTGAAGTACGTCATGGTCTTGTTCTGGATTCTATCCCGGACGTATGGACACTCAGCCGACTGCTGCTGAATCATGTCAAAGACAACACCTGCTTGGTCATCCGTCGGGGCCACGTTCAGGACATAGACCTTGGAACCAGACTGGTGCTTATAGTAGCCAGCAGGGTCGCCCCGCTTGATGAGCTTGTAGAGTTCATAGCTCGAAATAAACGAGGCAAGGGCGGACTTCCCGCTCCGTCGTCCGAAGGAAAGAATAAGCTCTTGAAATAACTTACCCTCTGTCTCGTCAGTGTTGCTCCGGCCTTCGTCATACATCCATGACAGAAACTCTCTCTCAGTGAATGTGTAGAGGGTTCTGTCGTTCATCATATCCGGGACACGGATGCTCTTGGCAGTCCCATCGAGAGGTAGCCCGTAAAAGCACTTCAGAGTGAACTTTTGAGAGGGGTAGAGTTCGAGATTTAAGCCCCAAGAAGCCTCCGCGAAAGTGATGACATCAACCACTTCCTCGGTGTTATCACTGATAAACTCCTTGGCAATCTCAGCAATAATGTTGCTCGAAGCCATCCCATCTCCCGCTACCTGTCTTTTCTACTTGTGGACTGAAGCCGTTCCTTCAGTTCCTTCTTCCAGTTCGACGAAATATCGCCAAACGTGCGAAAGAACAAGTCTCTCATCTCCGTGTCCACGTCCATGTGTTCAAGCGTATCCTTCGACTTCTTCATGAAGAACCGAAATACCTCCATCATCGCCGGAGAGTCCACGTCAAAGGTACCTCGCGACTGCTCAAACTTCTGCTTATCCTGAACAGCCCTGAGAGCCTTCTCAATGATTTCAGCACGCTTTACAGAGATGACAGAGGCATCACGCAGGTCGCCGTTATGAGTCGCGACGAGCCCATTGCCGAGCAGATTATCAGACTCCTTTACGATTTCGTCGATGAGCGCAACGAGTAGGGCCTCGTAGTCGCTCTTTCCATCCTTACGCAAACGCTCGATGAGTCCCGATACGCCACCATGATAGTCCCTGACAAGCTTGTCACGGTACTGAATGACGCTGGCAGGGACAGAGGCGACACCCCCTGTTCTACGTGGAACAATGCCACGTCCTGGCTCCATCACCTCGACGACTCCTTGACCAGAAACCTCAAGCTCCGTTTCGCTCATAGCTGAATACCACCCAACGGGTCACTGAAACTAACGTCCAAATCCCGGTCAGGGGTCTTCAGTGCGTCAAGGTCAATGACATCCGTTCCCTCGAACCCCTCTACAAGGAGAGGAGCCATGTCGATGTCCTGTGTCTCGAACGCCGCCACTTCGACGCCCATCTCGACGGGAGCCGGTACGGTGTCAATTTCGATGGCAGGCATGGACGCCGCAGCGAACTCAATCTCGTTGTCCGCCCGCCTGAGCTTGAACCCCGAGGTGTCCACCGGTGCTGTGTACGGCGCGTCAACAGCCGCCTCACGGAGAGCCTGAGCCCGCCTGAACGCCGCCTGAAGGACGGCTTTGTTCGATGCGTACTTGTCGTTGTGACGGTCCTGGTCAAGCTTATCTGCCTCATCCTCGGGAAGATCGTTCACCCGGACGAGGTCGATAAGTCCGCTATCCACCTCGGAAGGGTCGATATCCTGACCCATGATTGGCAGCATCGTCGAACGGCAGTGCGAGACCATTGCGGTCACATGCTTCTTGGTATCGGCCAAGAAGTCATCGGCTGCATTGCCCGTCGTACCCTCGGCAATATCGTCGAACAGACCGCCCGGTGCTGACGCAGCGATGCTCTGAGGGTCGCCACACTGGCACCCGATGACGTACTTGATGAAACGCTTGTACGGCGAGTTCTCAGCAACCTTTAACGCCGCCTGACAGTCCTTGTAACCACGGCCATCCACAGCGATGCAGCCCACAATACCTTCGAGCTTGAACTGCTCTCGGAGTTCGACGGCTGACGCCCGAAGCGCCTCTTGGCTGAACCTTTCACGGAGAGCGCCGGTCAAGTCGCGGCCCATGACACCCCTGTTCATCAGGTCACGAGCGAAGATAATGACGCCCTTGGAGTCTCCTTCCGCGCCATCCGGGAGATTCCGCTGGACGACACCAGCAGGCTCATTGAACTCGAAATCAGCACCGGTAGCTCCGCCCCACTGGATTTCCAATTCGGGACCGATATTATTCGGGTTCGTTACGGCCTCAAGGTCGAATACCGACCCATCCGGCATCTCGGGCTCAGTAAGTCCCCTCTTCATCCACTCGTGGTCTACAATCGCCGCATCCTTCTTCAAAAAGCTCGTCAGGTTCATCCTATTCCTCCATCTCGCTCAGGTCATCACTCGTCAGCACGTCGTTGCTGAAAACAGGCTCGATGAACTTCTTGTCTTCCGACATCTTCCAAAGACACCGGGTCGTCTTGTGTATCAGTAAATCATTGCCCCCGGCCTCGAACATTCCCAGAGCCCGCCGGTTGTTGGCAATACGGGTTACGAACCGTTTACCGTCCAGCGCACAGTCTATTCCGATGGAACTATGCCATGTGAAATCTTCCAAGATGTCCATAGTGGCCTCCTACACTTGGAAGTAATATCAAAGAAAAATTACGATTCTGGAGAAGAAACTTTGCACCTACCCCGGCTCTTCGCCCCCGTGTAAATGCGCCGAATAATGTTCAGACGAGACCGAATGATGTTAAATATCTCGTACACGCCGAACCACATGGAGGTGCCATCCTTGTCCCTATTCTGATGACACTCCTCCGCCAATTCACACATCTTCCTCAGCGATTTCGTGTAGCTATGCCTCACCCGGACTTGCGATGTCCCGATAATCTGGGCCGTCAAAGTGAAGCTGGAGGTGTAGAACATGAGAATGAGAACCTGCATGTCCTCCGGGGTGAAATTGCCCTCGCCCCTCTCCCGGCACATAAAGCCGAGAAAAATATCGAAGACCTTGTTGAGATAGTGGATAAACTGGAGCCGGTTTCGGATACGTTTGATGTCGTAGGCAAGGGAAGACTGAGTACGCCCAAGTATCTCCCGAACGTCAATTTGACGCTTCCGGGAAACAAAAATCAAGTACAAGATGTCCCGGTCTTTGTCGTTTAGAAAGCCGAAGATGGGACGGAATGAGCGAACTTGTTGGGGGGTGAATGCGGGAAGTCCGCCGGTGTCAGCGATAGTAGGACGCTTCATGCGCTCTACATTTTCCCCGACATATTTTATCACTGCTGACAATGTTTAATGCCGCTTTTCTTCCACGTTTAGTCATGTCGCTCTTGAACAGTCTCTTGCGCATGACCGTACGTTTGAACGGAGCTATCCGAAGATGTGCAAACACGTTATCAACAAACTCAAGGTGTGTCACGGAAATTACTTCCAAGAAACTAGTTGTTGAGAAACGGAAAAATACCCCATAATGGTTCTTTCTGATTTTCCGCTTTTCCCTCCAGTCGCCACCTATCCGAATCACGATGCCGGTAAGACCCGTCAAATGGGGGTGTTCGCTATCGGAATCCTTAACCCTGACAATGTCGCCATAGATGAACGGGCCGTCCTTGCAATCCTCGATGGACTTGGAAAACTCATCCACCTCTGCCTGCGAAATGAACGACGGTTCGGCATAGGACGGTATGACTCGGGCTATTGCAGGACTACGAGTCAAGTCATCGACATGTTCGAAGTAAGCCTCGGAACTCACTACTCTGACGAACACGAAATACTCACCAGACGACTCCATGGCATCATCACAGACTATCCGGGCCTCGCTCATGTCATCCCTGAATATGCGCTTAACTTCAGATGCGATAGCATCCTTGTCACCGCGATAATAGGACGACTTGACAGCCAAGCAAACCCATAGCCCTGAAGGTGTCAAAATCCCCATTGCTTTACTCACGTCACCACCACCGGAAGAGGAAAAACACGCGAACCAAGACCAGCATGTCCTTCATATACTCACCCAGCCTCTTCCATCGACTGTCTGAACGTGGCCTTTGGACGACCCACAACAGCATTGCAATCTTCGGGTACTTCTCGCCGCACAAGGACGGAACCTTTAGAATCTCCCGGAAATCCCGGTCTACAGATTCCTGCGTATTCTTGCACGCAAAGCACTTACAAGCTGAAGCCGTGCTGTCATCATTGCATACGAAAACATTCGTCTTCAACCCTGAAAGTACCTTAGAACACTGACAGAATCCCGTCCAGCCTGAATCCTTGACCCGAAACCGCGTGTTGAAGACACAGTTCCGATACGTCTTTGACAGAAAACCATGACGCCGTTTCCGTAGACGAGAGGCTATCATCTTGTCGAGCTTCTGACGTATTTCAGCATCGCTCCTCATGATGTTCCTCCCATCTCCCTGACAAAAGCGTCCAGCTTTTTCTTGTCACCATCAAAGTGCGCCATCGCCTCCTTGATGGTTATCTTGCCCTTCCTCTCGACATCCTTTACCGACGGAAACCTTCCGAACGTCCTGACAAGCCGCCTGTACTTCTCCAAGATTTCCTGAAGCGACTTCCGGTCAGCACACTCCTTCAGATTCCCCCATGTGTCAAAGTACTTCCTCACAGACCTGAAAGATGGAACGATTTCAGGAAGCTCTTCACGCTTTGCGATATACTCATCGTAGGTCTCAATCCCGTAGAACAGGACTGTCTTCATCAAGTAGTTCGCCGTTACGTCCGGTCTGAAGTCTTTCGCAAAGGCGGCATCCTTTGCCTTCTGCCATGAGCCGAACTCCCGGCGGCAATCGCTTACCGTGGGCTCACCGGGATTCCTGCCATCGCTCAACTTGCGGGAGCTATTGAATCCGTTATCTCTTAGATATCCAATAAGCCCCTCGCGAGTGAGCCTTTCCCTCTTCTCGCGCTGCCTGCCCCTTCGGCACCTCCTTAGCCGGAGACGCTTCCTGCTCTCGTCAGACAGCGCAAGAATCTGGTCTGGGTAGAGGATTTCCATTTACGCCGCCTCAACATCGTCAACGGTCACGGGAGTCCGCTTCATGCTCTGGCCGGGAATGGCCTCGACCTTCGGCACGTCCTCGGCCAACTCGTCAGCCGTGCGTTCCATAGGGTCTTTCGCCGCCGGATTCTCAATCCAGTTCGGGACACCACCACACGCCGCATATTCCTTGAGAAACATCTTGATTTCCGGCTGGAGCTTCTTCCCGAAGTCCTTGGACTGGTCATCAAAACCGCCCTCTGGCACCGCGCACATGGCTCGCCAGACCGCGAGATTCTTCTTCTTGTCATCCATATCCTTCCACCAAAGGTCGAAGCACTCGAACGCATAAGGCTTCGTAAACAGGTGGAACGGATGACCGGAGACGTGAACCTTGACGGGCTCCTTCGACTTCTTGGTCTTGTTCATCACAAAGTAGACCTCATCCGCACAGAGCCCCTTAAATATCAGAGGGAACTTCGCAAGGAACCGGTCTACAATGTTCCTTCCTTCCTGCCACGTCTCCCAATCGCCGAACTTTGCCATGATGCTCTCCTTTAGTTAGCGCCGTGTCGCTCCGTCCGGGCCAGACTTCCTTACGACACGACAATACGCCCTGACAGATTGATTCTTCGGGCGTGTCAAGCCCTAGCCCGAAGGCGCGGATAAGCAGAGTCGCTAGCCCTTGCTGCCAATCTTCTCGATGAGTGCCCGTGCCTCCGGGTCTCCGGGTATCCTCTCCCCCTCGGGCAGGTACGGCAACTCGATAACGATATCCTCTTCCTCATTCAGAATCAACTGGAGGTCGATAAGCATGGCGTTGAACGGACTCGCCGCATCCAAGTGGCACACTACCCTCCGGTCGTCGTCCTCTTCCTGCTCCATCCAAAGCGAACGAATCTTGGTACGTACCCGGTTCGCCAACTCCTGAATGTTGTCGGTCGTGGGCTCGTCATCCACCTGAAGAATGTAATCGTACTCCTCCCCAACATGGTCATCAACCTTCTTCTCTGACACGACAAAGAGTGTCTTCATTCGTTTCCTCCTGCGGTTATGCCACCAACGCCTTCCCGTCCTCAATCTTGATATGACGGCCCCATGGGTATGGGTATTCGTCCTTGCTCATCTCCGTCAAGAGTATCCATAGCGTCGGAATCCGGTACTTCCGGCTCACCTTCGGCGCATAGAAGTCAGTGAAGTAAATAAGAGCGTCGTATTTGCCCTCAGCATGCGCCAGAGGAGGCTCGATTCTCGTACCGCCCCTTCCATGCACCTTGCCATCCCAACGGCCCTTGAAGCGGAAGGGAGACCTCGCAGATAGATGTGTGTCACACTCGTAAACCCACACCTGAGCCCCGTTCTTCCAAATCCACCTGATTTCGTTCCAGAAGAGCTTCAACTGCTCATCATTAATGGAACTCGAAGTGTCAATCGCTACGGCTATTCTGAGCACGTCACCCTTACGGGTGCCGGGCCGGGTTCCATAACGCCTGCTGATACGCTTAATGGTGTAGTCCAAAACGGACTCAGCACAGGAAGCTACGAACATCCTCAGCACCTTGTTCCACGGAACAATCGCCTTCTTGCGCTTCAGAAGCTCCTCAATCTGCTGTATGACCCTGCCGGGCACCTTGCCATAGTCCTTATTGCATAGGTCACGGGACTTGCGAATAATGTCCTTGGCGAACTCCTTGGTCACCGGGTCATCTTCGACATCCTTCCAGGCCCCGTGCGACCGCATGATGTGCGACAGAATGCCTCCCACTCCAAAAGCCCCGGAAGCGCACTGCCTCTTGAACTTCTCATTCTCGCGAAGATGGGTATAGTACCACAGCGCAGACTTGTCCAGCGGAAAGCCGTAATGTGCCGGATGAGCGTAGTTGCCCGGCAGGACATCCTTCTTGTCTTCCGGGTTCAGAATCGAGTTAATGACACAGTCCGTAGCCACGCCGCCACGAGTATTATCCTCCAGCTTCAGAAAGAGATGTCCGAACACGATATGAAGTATCTCATGCTCCAGAACACCCTTGAGCCACGTCCGGGACTGCTTAATGTCCGCACCCTCAAGGATGCCACGGAAGAATGGAAGGCTCAGCCAGAGCTTGATAAACCGCAGTCCCGGATACCGGCCAACGGCTGCCGTATTGACCTCGTGACCGGCATTCACGAAGACCTTTTCGAACTGCTGGATAATGTGGCCATAAAACTCTTTGTGGCGGGAGATGTTGACGATACCCTTGACGACCTCTTTCCTCACTCGGGCCTTTGTGGCATCATCCAAGGGCATGGACTTCTCCCTCCCCGGAGTGATTATGACGCCCGATGCCAGCGAGGACGCAGTCCCCTTAGCCGGTGATGATAATGCCGCCATTCTCTTCCTCCCGGTGTTCTTCCAGTCGATTCTCTACGACACCCCGAACACGCTCATCAGGGTCACACAGAAGAAGGGTGGTGGCGCTGTGGAGGTCTATCTTCTCCGCGAACACGAGCCGCTTGGCTACGGTCAGGGAAGCCTCTTCCTTGAACATCCTGTAGGCGGACACAGGGTCAAATGCGAAGCACTTCAGTACCTCAACGAAGTCAGACGCCTCCTGTGCTTCCTCCGCGTTGAACTTATGTCCTCGAACTTCCCGCCAATGGAACGCCGCCATTACTCCTCCAGTGTTTGCTTCATTATACACCGGGAAGAGATTTTTCAGACGTTATTATTCGGGAGTTTTTTTGAAATGCGCCGGGATGGCGTCTTTTTGTACTGGAGGGCATGCTGAACTATCTCTGCCGACTGACAAACATGTGCTGATATATCTGAAATAGCAGCCGGGTCTGTAATCGCCTTCCCGCAGAAGTCAACGCCCACGAAACCAAAGGCCCCATGCTTGTTGCTCATGCCGCATTGGACAATGGTCTTGACGTTCTGATTCTCAAGGAAGTACCGACTGAATCCGACAGGAAGCTCATCCACCTGAACAACGGAAAGAAACTTCCTGTCCTTCTTGCACCTTGTCAAAAACGGGCAATGGGAACAAAGAGGCGACAGGTGTATGCCGGGGCCATCGAAATCACCAGAAATGACAGGTTCAATCAGTTCTGCCACCCTTGATACCAAGATATTCTGGACATTGCTCGCCTCATACGTCACGCCGGGCCGAACGACCTCGTGCGTATTGGTCAGCATCCAAACCGGATTGCTCAGCAGGAACTCGTGTCCGTTATGGAACTGGACGACATAGGCCCGGTCGGAATCTGTCAAAGCTCGCATCTCAACGATGTCCGTATAGATGTCACGATTCTGCTTGATGAATTCCGCTCCGGGATACTCATGCCTGCACAAGCTGCGAATATACAAGGCGATGCCCCTTCTGACCAATCGACAAACGACAACCGTCAATATGACTACTGCGGCTATCCCCCCAGCAATGTAAGCTGTTCCCATAGCCATCTTGTCCAGACCTTTCTTCCCTGCCAATATACAGAAATCTGCTTACGAACACAACCCTGCCAAGACGAAGATGTAGCCCGTTTCCATGTCGCGTTGTTCACACAGATGCGATATCCGCTTACGCCCTTCAATCGCCATTGAATTGCCCGTTACACTCATCTTTCCAACCATCAATCAATCATTCGTCACCGCGTAATATGCAACTTGTTGGTGGGATTGCTAGCATCAGGATAAGGGCTTCCATCGACAATAATCACTATTACATCCGAAGCTGGGACGCACTCATTGTCCGGCACATTGCTGCACCCACCGCACAGTAGCGATGCCATTACCGTCATCACTGATAGTTTCATGACTTCTTTATTCCAACAATCCTCAGCGTTACCGAAACCGCCGCCGCCATCATCACTGATCTTTTCATTACTCTTCCTTTATTCCGACGATTTTCAACGCTACCCGAACAACCGTGCCATCCGTTTCCATTTCCACTTTGCTAAACGCCTGTTGTGACACACTTCCGCCAATAGTCGCGCCCGGACTCGTGGCGGAGCAGAATGTCGAGCAGCAGTCAATGGTTGTCGATGAGAGGTCCATGATGAAATACAGACCCCCGGACCCGTTCGTCCATTGCTGAATCTGCGGAGCCCACTGATAGAAAAACGGCTGTTGAATCATAACCGTTTCCTTTTCGAGCCTGAACTCTACCTCAACGATTCCATTCTGCTCGCTGAATGGGTCGTCAACATCTTCGTGACTTACGGGGACAAACTTGAACCGCTTTCCCTCAGTAAGCGATGAATCGAGAAACCGCTCCAGGTCAATAACTCCGTGGCTGTCAATCACGATATCGCCCAGCTTGCTTACGAGACAACCATCCAGGCTGACTCTTGCGGTCGCCTTACGACTGTGTTCATTTTTCAGCCTGACCTTGTATTCCTCATGGAACGGTAACGCGACTCTGCGTTCGCCATTCTCCACGAGTTCTTTGACGGGCTTTCCGTCGTGCACGATTGACACAACAAACTGATCTTTCGTGGCCCCTTGCGCTACCATTGCCCCCGCCGCCAACACCGCCGCCAACACTACCTGCTTCATTCCGCCGCCTCCTGTTGTCCGCCGTCGCCCGTGAATATAAACAATGTGGGCGCAACGATGGCAAGCCGCGCCTGCTTTGCCACCTCCGCGCAGAAATCGCTTTCGAGTCCCGCCGCGTTGTAGGCCGTCCCGTTGAGATAGTACGTCGCCCCCGCCGTCAGCCCGGTAATCGTCGCCGCCTCGCACAGCCCTACATCAACGACGTGCATGTAATTGCTGCTCGCCGTGCCGTAGTAGACTTTCGCCCCGGCGAGATCGGTGAGCGGCGTGCCGTCTATGTTACGCGTTGGCATGGTCCACGTCAGCGAAACGGACGCATTGGTGCCGCTGATTGCCGGGACAGTCAGGGCAAGCAGCATCGCCGCCATCGCTGCCTTCTTCATCCCGTCCTCCTGTGTTATTTTCCCATCTTCCGCAACGCTTCGTTTAGGTGATCGCGGCCACCCACGTACAGCAGCCGCGCAAACTCGTACACCAGGGCCGCAAACGCAAGCAGCCCGATTGAAAGCAATATCGCCTGTATGCTCATCCGTCGCCATTCCCGCCGTTGCCCCAGCTCGCTACCACCGACCGCACTCGCACCCCGTTCGCAAACTCAGGGTGCGCCCGCGTACCGCCGCCAACTTTGCACCGGCAATACGGCTGAACTAT